ACCTAACGCCTTGCCCGCTGATGTTAATTTATCCTTTGCGGACTTTAAGTTATCGGTTGACTTCTTTTCTTCTTTCTTAGCGTTGGTTGATGCAGTAGTGGCTTGAGTATTCTCTTTAATTGCTTCGGTTGTTTCTTTTTGGGCATCAGCTAAATTTTTAGTAGAATCTACCAATAGGTTTAGATATTCTACTGCTAATTCTGCCAACGATTTTAAATCTGAGAAATCATCTGCCATAGGTTATCTCTTATTAGGTTTACTACGCTTTTGTGTTTCTTTGTACGCTGCTGCTTCTTTTGTTTTTGCGTCTTCCAATTGTTTCATATGGAAATTGCGTAAGTAGACCGGCATATTATAAGCTTGTTCAAAATCAAACGCCCCATTACTATAATACGCCATTGTAAATAACATTTTGTGAATTTCGACCTTATGCTCCGAGGTCAGGCCAAAAAAAGTTTGCCCCAAAGGGCATCCTCGCTTTGACAATGTTTTGACAATCAGAACAACTGACATTCAAATCAAAATTAATATCAGGAGAAACCTTTCTATATGCTTCTCGTAATGCGCGAACATCACGAATAATCATTGCTTCTGCGAACTCACGAACTGCCTTACGGTCACGGTTACCATTAAAAGAAGTGATTATATACTTTAATCGTGTAGTAGAATCACTTTCGATTGAATTATTAAATTTCTTCAATCCGTTGACCTCTGCAGTAATTTGTTTTTCATCTGCCCGAGTCAACAACTTAAAGGTAACCACCACACCAGTAGGTAATTTCACTTCGTATTCACCTGCATGGGTATCGTTATCAGCTTCAATAGTATTTAGTGTTGACAAATCTACTATATGCTCAAACTTTGTACCACAAGCACCGCAGGCGAGTTCGATAGGATAGTCTTTTCCATATGCTAAAATACGAGCGGCAACCATTACTGCATTTAAATCCCCAATCAATAAATCATCGGGTTTGACGCCTGGTGTGACAATTAAACTTTCCATCAACTTGTCAATTACCACACCCTTTTGAATCAAATTGGTCGAGGTCAAGATATCTTCTTCCTTAGCGGTCATATACTTGACATCGACTTTTCCACTTCGTAACGGACTCCCCTCAGAATAGAACTTCCCACCACTTGGAAGGTCTATCGTTTCTGTCGGGAAATTGTATTCTGCCATAATAACTCCTTAAACTATTTGGTTTTACCACCTATATAAATATCAATCGTCTACATTTTTAGTAGAAATATCCTGCTTATAAACCTGGTTTATTTTACTGACAAATTCCTTAAAATAGGACTTTGACCGTTCTGGGGTGACCAATGCTCCGTCTACTACCAAGTCTGCCACCTGCTGCTTCTCTTTGAGGATATCCCGCATATATTCGTCAATGGTATCAGCGCATAACATATAATAGACTTGAACTTGACCCGTTTGACCGATGCGGTGGGTTCTGTCCTCTGCTTGTTCGTGGTTTGCGGGAACCCAATCACAATTGAGAAAAACAACTGTATCTATCTGATGTTGGAGTCCGTCAATACCCATACCTGCTGCCATCAAACTGAACAATCCAACTTTTGCTTCACCCTTGGTTAATCGGTCAATGGTATGTTGCCGTTCCTTACTATTCATTTCACCCGTTAAGAGTGCAGCTTTGTCTCCATACTGTTCAGCCAAGAACTTTAATGGAGCAAGGTAATTACTGAAAATAAGGATAGGTTTATCGTTATCCAAGAATTCATCCACCATCTCCACCAATCGGGGTATCTTCTTTTTAATCAAGAAGGTTTGAAGTTTCGGCATGTGACCAATGGTCGGCTTCTCCACCTTCCAACGACCAAAGACTTCTCGTAATAGTTCTTTGTATTGTTTCTGTTCGTCCTTCGTCAATTCCACATACAAGTCATTGCGTTGTTTTGCTGGAAGTTCTGTAAGGATTTGTTCTTTCTTTCTACGTATAACCAAATCTTTCGTTCTATCATGCAAGTCTTGGAGATTGCGGGGTGCTTCTCCTTTCCACCCGCCGTAACGTTGAGTGAAATGAAAAAAGTTATTGAAACGTTCTTTGTCAAGGAAGTTCAACAAAGCAAATGCTTCAATAGGACGAGACATGACAGGAGTACCGGTGAGGAAGATACAGTACTTCGTTTTAATGCCGGGATATTTTCGTCGTTCTTTATAAGAACCTAAAATAGACTTTGCTCTGATGGTTTGTCTGTTTTTTAGATAGGTAGCCTCGTCACATACCAGCAGGTCAAACTCTTGCTTTCGTAAATCATTGACCACCTTACCGACCGCATCATAATGGACGATGTGGAACTGATTCGACAGCTTTCCATCATAACTCTTACTATCCCAGATGGTGGCATCTTTGCCCGTGAACTTTTTGATTTCACGCTTCCAATTGACCACGACTGATAAAGGACAGACGATAATGGTTTTGAGTTTCTTGTGTTGGGCAAATCCAATAGCTTGTGCAGTCTTACCCAACCCAGGCGCATCGGCAATCAAGCAACGACCATCTGCTCGCTCCACGAACTTGACACCGACTTTCTGGTATGGATAGAGTTGGAGTTGCATCCCCTTAATGTCAAATTCTACATCTTCTTTGACTCGAATCTCATCCAAATCTTCACGGCGGTCTTTGAGTTTCTCCAGTAAGTTCAATACCTTGTCATCACATTTGATATTGGTTGGACCGAATACATTAAATGCTTTGGGGAGATGTACCGCAGGAAACTCCCACCACTTTTCTTCCCCGTTCCACTTTCGACCATCCACTTCATACTTGAACTTTGCCATCAAGGTGGGATTATATGGCATAACAACTACCGCAGTTTTACTATCCTTTAAATGAATAGTAACTGTGGTATCTGTAGATGTTTGTGGTGTATTGGTGACAGTCGGATTATTGGTTCTCGCTATCTTTAAGTGCGAGATATCTTCACCTTTAAGAGTCAATGTCGCCGCTTCTTTCCAGACTTCGGGAATCCCGACAGTCTGTGTCATCCAAGTTAGGTATGACTGATTATTATAATATATGTGGGCGAGTGAGTGTCCTCTGAACTTCCCGAATGTCAGTATCGCGTTATTCGCTGACTGATGTAGCATCAGTATTTTCTACCTTGACATATGTGAGACTATCTAAATCTAATCTCCACCCCTCACTTGGGTTAAGATTCAACATTCGCATCATTTCTTCATTTGCTTGCATAACCTTAGCAGTTAAATCTGCTTGGTGAATCTTTAATAATTGATTATTACTTTCAATTAAATGACGAAGTGCTAAGGGTACTGGAACCATTTGTGCCATAAATTACCTTCCGTTAGTGTTTAATTAAATTTAAAATATAGTTTATTATTTGTCAAGGGATACTTGGACGAGGAGTAGGTATATACAAGGAATCTGGGCAACCAGCTAATGCTTGTGCGGCACTACACGTGGTTGGGATTTGCATACATACAATACTATATTGTGACCCCGATGGTACGTTATAATTAGCACCCCGAATGCCTCCAACAAAAAACTGTGCGGATAATGATGGTTCTAAACTAATACAACGAACTGTACCATCTGGACACGTTAATACGTCTGTTCCTTTTGATCCTGTTGGACCTTGATTTCCAGTAGCACCAGATACCAGTAATGATGGATTTGCACTTGCGGAAGCTTGGCATATTTCTAAAGTTACACTTAATCCAGCAAATCCAGCAGATGGTGTACTTCCACTTGCAGCCGCATATGATGCAGTTATAACTGTAATTGTATTTGATGTCGGTGCACTAGCAGTGACTGCTGATAGTGAATGACTTATGTTTTGTGTTGTAGCTGCTTGACTACCACCAAAAGGAAAATAATATGACATATTAAATTATGTTATAGTGATTCATTACATACACCCAACGTCTGCAAGGTGCCACTACCATCTGTGGAATATGCTGTTCCGTCAGGTTCGTATGCACCGAGAGTCTGATTATTTGCTGGATTGGTACACACGCTATTAAAGAACATTGGACTGCTTCCTGCGCTTAATCCCGCATCCGTACTGTAAACTGTTATGTTCGGACTACCGAAATCACAATACCGTGTCCCACCCACTACATATGATGAATAGAATATATATTCGTAACAATTTACTGGTGCCGATGAACAAGACGCGCCGCCTTTACTTTCATCATGCCATGAACTTGATATTAGATACACGCTATTACCACGTGGGCCTGTTACTCCTCTTGACCCCTGTGCTCCCTTCGGTCCTGATATCGGTCCTGCACTAGTACCGGCTGCCCCAGTAGAACCAGTGATGTTTAATGCCAAACTTGCGGTGACGGGTACCGCAGCAAAAGTTTGAATAAGCGACCCCGTTCTAGCGACACTGGCACTTACTGCAAATCCTAGTTCATTTACAGCTATATTGTTGGGATAAAATTGCACGTTATGGTACTCCTACGGGTAAAGATACACCACCAGCTGCACCACCGATTCCTTGTAATCCAATATCTCCAGTTAATCCTGGTGTAAAACTACAACTACCATTCGCGCCATTTGCACCAGGAACTCCTGATGTAGCGTACGATGCACTGGTGATACGGATAGCATAACTCGCTGATAGTGCATAACTCGACAATGACGCAGTAGTTGCGAGAGTAGTATTATATATTTGGTTTAGTGAACTAGACCCAAATGGATAAAAACGCATAGATTAATCTTCTAAGTTATAAATGGTAAGGTCTGCATTTAACGAACCAGAATATACCGTAGTCACATTAGATAGGTTTTCTAATATGTAACTTGTTCTATTTACCCCAGGACTATAATTAGGGTCATCCCACGTATATGCTTCCAACACAGGAACTAAAGGATACTGATAACTTGCTGAATCAAACATCATATCAGCTATAAGTTTTGACCCAGAGTTTGGAACATTTCCGAACGGTCTGATTTGTTCTGCTAAAGGTACATCTTCAATATCCGTAGAATATAGTCGTATTCTAGCAGCGTAATCAGTTACATTTTCTACGGTAAATCCAGTAAACCATCCATAACCGGGACATACTAATGGTTGAAGGTCATATGTTGGAGAAGTACATACTGGTGCACCAAATCCATAACCTGCAGGATATGGTCCATCAATAAATGTACCAATTAATATGGACGATGTACCTGCTGCAATACTGAAGTCTTGGGAAACATATTGCCAACTTGCCGAAGGCATAGCAGTTGCTTTTATGTAATCATATAATGGGGCGCCGCCGCTGTCCGTTGCTAACGCAAAAAATCCACAAGCGTAATTACCAAACAATGTATCGTTTGCAGTTCCGTCATAGGTGGCATATACCCAACCAGAAATTCTATATACATTTCCTACGTCTACTGGTAGGTAGTAAAAACTATTATCTTTCCAGAATGTAGAGGTACGTGATGCGAGTTGTCCGGCATATAACGTAGACCCAACTGGAATTTCTGGAAATTGTTGTGTTACTTTTGTTGGGTCCGTGGTTGTGTGTAATTCACTTGTTAACGAACGAGTTTGCCAGAATTCCCAACCATCGTTATCAACCGATGCGTTTCCACGTTCCCATTGCTGGTCTACATTGAAATTATAAGTACCCTTAGCCTTCAAGATTGCAAAACTTTTTGGGGTGGTAATACTTCCACTAACTCCGTATATCGACCCACCCGTGACCAATACTTGTGACCCACTGATATGAATAGCTTCTTTGTTATCTTCGCTGTCACCTACATTACTTAAAGCGTAGGTGGTAAGGGTAACGTTCTGTAAACCAGAACCACTAAGATTGTACCATACTAGTCCACCAGTATTGGTGTGTCCAATGACAGGTGGTGCAAATACTAATTTTTCTGTCGTGGTCAGATTGATATCAGCAATTAATCCTACCGATTGGGACAAGTTGAAGTTTCCAGCTGCACGGTTAGCATCTATAACCATACTGGATGAATCTGTATATAATCTAAGTCGTACTGGTGGGTTTGTGGATACCTTGGCATCCAATAACACAAATGCCCCACCCATTGTTTGGAGTGAGGAACTTGCGATATCACCAGACCCCGCATCTTTAGAGATGACGGTTTCTGTCCGTGTATTTACGTTGCGTGAGAATTGGTTTATAAATCCCATACTGTGGTTTACTCTTAAAATGTACTCATATAAATATCGTAGTAATAATAAATTACATCGTTTATACTATTACGTAGAGGCAGAATAATTAAATACTTTATAATCGTCGTAGAATAAATACTGCACTAATTTTACAAAATTATCGTCAGTAAAGTTTAAATGGCTCAATTTATTATCTTTTGTTACTCCAACTCGTTCTATTTTGCTTGTATCTATACCCAGATTCACGCTGAGCCATTCGTTAAACTCAGACAAATTCTCATATTTGAACCAGTGTACCTTTGGGTGATAGGCCCAATGTACTTGTGTTTTGAAGAAGGATTCGTGATAGCCGATGTAATCTACACCAAATATAGTTGTCAGCGGTATATCATCTTTAGGTATACAATTCTGATGAAAGTTGTCATACAAAAAGTTGACTAAGTTTTCTATGGTATCCGATGGCATTTTGCCAAATATATCTAGTTCTGCTAAATGTTTTAGTGCAGACACAAATCGAGTTAGAGGATTTCGTATTACAGTAAACCCCTTATATTGCTTTTGATGTTGCAAATATAATTCGTGAAAAGTAAAATGAAAATGTAATTTAGGTTCGTCATATGCATAAAATAGCTTTGAATATGCTCTAGTTCCCGTCTTTGGTACCTTTACCCAAATCCACTTTTGATTATTTATTTTTGAAGATATTATCATGTGTAAGTCTGGTTATAATACTATCAGCAATTACCCGATGGCATAGTTTTGACGGATGGTAATCTCTCCGCGGTTTCTTAAAGTTAGCGTAATCAGTTGCGATAGTTAATTCAGGTCTAGAATTTTCGATTACTTGAAAAATTTCACCAGTGTTAAATATTAAGTTTTTAGAATCTGTTATAGATGTAGATCTGGGAATAGAAGCGAGTATTTCAGACAGTAATCCAAATTTTGGTTTTAAAGGATTATCCATTAAATCAGAAATAGTTTCGTACCTTTCACCTTTGTACTCCAATCGTATTAGTCTGTCCGTTAACCATGTATGTTCTTTTATGTATGGAAGGATAAAATTAGGCCAACACAAAATATATATTGGAAACTTGTGTTCATACTTTTGTAAAAACTGTAATACTTGAAGAACGTCCGATATTTTAGACTGTTCCATATACTCATCTAGCGTAAGATTATTTTGTTCTAACCACTTAACAAAAATCTTTTCGTGCCTCCTCATCACATCAATATGTGACGTTTGTGGTAACACTGGGCTATCACTTCTCATCCACATAGTAAACTGAAACACAAACGCATCCACCGTATCATTTTCAAAAAAAGATTCCCACCACTTAATAATTTGTGTGTGGGAACCCCCTCGGAATGATTGATTTAATGACTCAACATTGAAATGAGATGCTACTAGGTGCGAAAATCTACTAGTTTCCTTATTTCCTTCATAGTAGTCTAGACCATCACCATAAGTAAACGAACACCCTGCGAAACCAATTTTTTTCATAAAATATTAAATATTATGCACAGAAGCCACCGGCACAAAATGCACCTTTACCACAATCTGCATTATAATAGCATGCGGCAGTAACTACGGTTAACGTATCCACGCCATCAACTTCGGTGAGATATTTTTCAATTTCTACCGAATCTAATTCACTGGGAGATGTGTTATATACACCGATACTATAGCGGGTATTGTATTCAGTACCTTCCGTATCAGTAGATATCACTTGTATAATATATTTCCCGACTTCAAAATCAGATGGAGACGTGATACTTAAAGTAAGGGTGTTACCAACATATGAACTACTTATCCACGAAAATGCTTTATATAATGTTGGACCTACGTTAGACATAATTGTATAATCTTCATGAGCTGCGGCGGCAATAGGTAACGTAGTGGTAAATGTAACTTGTGTTGTTACTCCACGTTGTACTGGAAACATAGATGCGAAGGGCTTATCCCAAATCTTAAGAGCGGTAATGAATGGAGCCTTAATCAAACGATTAGGTGTAGTACCATATACTGATTCATTACGGAACAACATATCTTCAAACGCAGAATCTAGAACTAGTGTTTGAATTTGCTGTGCTGTGAATGATGAGGCTTCTTTAATATACTGGGCTACAACACCAGAGACTATAGCCGCACTAACTGAAGTTCCTGATATTTCTCCGTATCCATCGATATTTGCAACGTGTACCCCAATTCCAGGAGCAGTTATATCAACTTCGGGCCCCCAGTTACTTGATGCTCCTGTTGCCCAAGAAATAACTCTATCATATAAGTCAGATGCAGCAACACCAATTACAGTATTTAAACCAACTGGAGACAGTGTATCTGCTGCAACTCCGGTGTTACCTGCTGCAGCAACGACTACTAAGCCGGCATTTTGTAACTCTGTGACTTTATTATCTAGTAGTTGACTCTTTGGTACTGTCCATGAACAGTTTACAACCTTTACTCCAGAAGTCAATAAATGGTCAGTCAACACTGCGTCAAACGCAGTTAGTAGTTGTCCGATTGTCACAGCCCCAAATGGTATCTTTACATTCTTAACAATTGCATTCTTAGACACACCTCTGGTTTGTCCATTAATTAAACTTGCCATAGATGTACCGTGACTAATAGTATCGGTATAAAATCCATCGTAGGTATATAAATTTTCAATAGTAGAACCAGTAAATTCTTCGTGATGTGCATTTATACCAGAATCCATAAGATATACCACTACACCATCTCCGTGGCTGATTGGATTGTAAATGGTTCCCATCGGTAATGCATTAGTAACCAAACGAATTTGGTGCCAATAAGCTTGTGGAGTCACGGTGGTACCTGCATCCAACTCTACTAATACGACGCCGGAAATGGCTTCAATCGTTGCTGCCGATACATCATCGGCTACTTCCAATCCTATGACACGAACTTTTTCTAATGTATAAAGTACAGTTCCATAAGTACCCAACGTTTCAACTAATAGTGTAACATTGGTGTCCGAAGCATACGCGATATTAAATGTTTTCATAAATGATTCCTAAAAATTAGTTTACTACACTATCAGATATATTCAAAACCGATACTGCCCATGCACGTTCCATACAAAAATAACAACCACCACAACTATCTATTCCAGTAAGACCACATGACCTTGTTTTTTTAAGTAAGTCAAGGATGTTTTCTTCAACATACATTCTTAATATTTCTACCTTGTCCATATCAATAAATGGACGTAAATGATATTCGTTTAGTGCTGGACCTCTAACTGGTGGTGTGTCACCTCGAATATACACTGTTGGTGTGAAATGTGTTACTACTTTATTACAACCAGTTAAAACTACACCTGGGTAAACACCCAATATTAGTTGTACTGCATCACGAATAAATAAACCTTGTTGTTTTAAAGTACAAATTTTGTATCTTTCACCAAACTTATCTTGAAAATAATCGCTCAGTGGTTCAATTATCTGTTTAAAAGCATCGTCACTGTTGTTTATGAAATGACAAATAACAGGTTTATCGTATTGCTTAAGTACTAAATACGTCAACAGAGTACTGTCTACACCACCAGAGACAAGAATATTAATATTTTCACAGTTTTCTGGTATAGATATGTTCATATATAAGTATCGGTTATATACCCATTTCCTTCCGAATTTGGGTGGCGGAGATAGCCTCGGTTTGGGCGTCAAGGTTGATTTTCTCTACCTTATATCCCACATCCCGACCATAATATACCCCCGTAATATTCGGTACGGACATTATATAGTATTTTCCACGGTACTTACCTTCCAACTTCTTGTGGATTCCTTCGATAACCTCCACATAATTGAATGGGTTCTTTTCGTCGGTATTATAGGTGTCTCTGACCGCAATAAGTACCTGACCTTCCTTTTCCAAGATAGTCTCAAATAACTTCAAATGCCCATCGTGGAACGGTTGGAAACGACCAATCATCAGTCCCGTAGGATTCTGCCATCCAAAATGTACATCCTTCTTCTTGATTTCTTCAATAATGATATCCGCTTGGGTGTTGGGGTCTATCCAGCCGTTGACCAAGACATCTACCTCTGAGGGTTGTTCGAACACTCTATTTGTGTCCTCAAACCGGCCGGCGTCTATTGTATTCATAAACACAATAAAATCTGGTAAGAAGAGTTCACGGGTTTCTTCTGTGGGACAAACAAAATCTGCCACCGTGTGATGAGTCTCTACCATATCACAGAGTTCCCGCATCCGATAGGCTTGACGTTTACGGCCTGTATCGGAGAAGTCCCAATCGTTGAATTGTTTCCGTACTTCGTCTGCGTTGAAGTACGCAGCACCTAACTTTTCTGCCAATACTTTAGATAATGTAGTCTTTCCAGATCCAGGCAATCCCATAACCAAAATTCTCATATACTACTCCTTATCCTTATTAATGAGTCCAAATTTAATCCATCGGTACCAAATACGTTCGTGCATGTAATATAACACAGGTTTTACTATAAGTTCAACCCCCCCTGCAATAGATGATATATAAACACTACCTGTAAGGACATATCCAATTATTACGGTCTGTACACTTCCAAGTAGTCTATACGATATTGCTTTGGCTATGTGTCGTTTTCTTTGAACCGTCATCTTGTACTTTTATCCTCTATTTGCAGTTCACTAAATGCCCAAATCCGTTCCCTACACTGCCAACAGGTATTACATCTACCAAATTCGCGTTCGGTACAAGTGTGTGTTAGTTCTACTAAATCCATAATATCGTATCGTACATACGCCTGTACAATGTCTGTTTTATAACAATCAAAAAATGGTTGACGATGTTTCGGATGATTTCTACGAACTCTGGTCGGACCACCAGGTAATATATCATCTGGATATACGTTTCCTGCAAAATATAAAATATCATAGTCAGTTTCTATTGATTTCAATGCCACATTTATTATGTTTGCATGATATATCAACGGATTTCCTATAAACTTTGGTTTCTTGACTTGCTTATCTAATTTTTGATTCACCCAGTCTATTATAGGTTGAACATAATGTTTAGCCCCATCCGTCTTTGGTATCGTGAACGTTATGATATTATCAATGTTTTTTGCCAGTAAATATAATAATAATGTACTATCCATACCTCCAGATAACATTATACCTACTCTATCTGTTGAGTTGATTTTACTTAATCCCAATAATTCTTCCGATATCATACTATATATCCAAATAATTTGCTACTAATACTATCATACTGTTTGTTAAACTCATCTACATTTTTTAATACATCTACATCAGAATAATATGGTGCTACTCTTTTGTAACGTGGGGTTACGTTTGGTAAATTTAATTTTTCTAATACATTTTCACTATTAGTAAAAATAAATTCATCATAAAACACATAATCACATCGTTGTTCATATTCCATGTGAAGTTTATAATGTTCAAACCTTTCGGTTATTAATTCATCTGAAAAGATTAGTTTACCCACAAATGGTTCTCTAATATTTTTCCTATCTGTTCCATTACTATATGTTTTAAAATGTTTTTCTACCAATGCTTTTAGTAAACGTTTTCTGTAGTCTACTGGTTTTATGAAAATTGTAGCGTAGTTTTCATTACCAATAAACCGTTCGGCTAACCACGGATAGTGATTAATCACCATCTTTACTGTTGTCGGTGGTTCCTTATTTACAAACCGTTCATACTTTTGTTTTATTGAATCTTCTGTATTTAATTCTGGATTGAATGGCTCTAAATCCGTACCGATATGTTGTGGGTCCATATACGATAAACTGCTGTTGATAAGACTATGTAAATAACGAGAACCAGTTCTTGGTAAATGAAAAATACAATACATTACAGTACCTTGATTCCATATGTTTCTTCGAATGCTCGGGCATCATTTATATTATTTACCATTGGTTTTCCCTTAATGTTCAAACTGGTATTAAGTAACATAGGACATCCGGTTTCTTCATACCAACTAGTTAACAATCTGTGAAATCCAGGATTATCTCTTTCAGTCACAGTTTGTACCCGTGAGGTTCCATCGGCGTGAATAATTGCAGGAAACTCTTCTGGTCGTTTACATTTTGCCACAAACTGCATATATGGACTACGTGGTGTCACCATATCAAAGTAATCTTGTGCGTGTTCTTCCAAGATAGATGGTGCGAAAGGACGAAACTTTTGTCTACGTTTGATTTCGTTGACCTTATCCTTAATATCCGTTCCCCGTGGGTCTGCCAACAAACTACGATTTCCCAAAGCTCTTGGTCCGAATTCTGCTCGACCATTGGCAATACCTACTAGTTTAACATCTTTTAATTGGGAAATCAACCCCTCTACTGGATATTTTTCTCCTATATCATGTCCTAAGAACGGAGAGGTGAATTTGATATGTTGTTGTGTATGTGCTGTAATTGCCCCCAAACTGTTTCCTGCGTCACCTGGATTTGGCATTATCCATACGTTATCGAAATACTTGTATGCGATACTATTTGCTACACAATTTAGTGCACACCCACCACTTAATACTAGATTGGTTGCCCCCGTAAGTTTCTTAGTATATTCCAATAAATCAGTAAACACCAACTCATAAATGTACTGGGTTGCCGCGGCAATATCGTACATATCTTGTTCGGATGTTAGTTCTTGTCGCCACCACATACATCCACGATGAAGATTGTGTCGTAGTTTTAGTATTGTACTACCATCAAAAAAATCTTCTATTATCGAACTTGCATATTTTGACGGGTCACCATATGCTGCCATGCCCATCAAGATGTATTCTTCTTCATTTGGTTTTAGTCCCACTCGTTGGGTCATAGCGGAATACCACAATCCTAAACTATGTGGGTACTTAATAGAAAACTTTTTGTCCAGTTTAGCCCCGTTTCCACGCCAGATAGTGGTGGTGTCAAACTCTCCAATTGCGTCAATCACCAATACTGCTGCATCATCAAACTGAGAAGTATAATAACCTGCCGATGCATGACTGTGATGGTGGTCTACGGTAACTACTGGTGCTGTTATTCCGTAATTACGAACATATTGTTTGGGATTGTTGTTCATCCAGCCTTGACCCGCTCGGAATTGACGTAATGACTTTATCAGTGGCCGTTCATACCAGACCACTTCATCAGGTTCACCGTATCTATAGGCATCTGCCACGATGTCAGGGTTCAGATGAGCATCATTCTTCACACCAGAATAGCGTTCTGATTGTGAGGCAAACAATATTTTTTTATCTTGCACCACCGTGATGGCAGCGTCATGACTGTTGGCAGAAATTCCCCAGATAATCATATTACATTTCCATCACATCTGCTAACTCAGGAAATACTGAGCAGAAATCTTCTCCACGTATCTTATCGATACGTTCCACTTCTGATTTGAAAAAGTGTTTGTATGGTTCCCAATAATTTTTTTCATTAACCCAATTAGGTAATAGTAATAATTGTTGATAGTGATTATTATTCGTATATCCTTTACTCTGCAATATATTTAATAATTCATTAAGATTTTTATGCCCCTGTTGTTTTTTAATGTCTGGTAAAGCCATAGATGTTAAATGTTCTGGGGAGTGCATTGGATAAGTCGTTAATTTTTCACTATACCAACCCATATTATCAAGATAAGAATAAAAATCTTTCAAGGTTAAGTAATTGAAAAAACTCATTACGGTATTCAAACTCATATGAATGAATGATTGTTTGTGTAGTAATGTTAAATTTTGTTCAACTGTATTCCAATCTGTACCGTGACGAATATATTCAGCACGAGGACCATAGTGGTCAATACTAGCATATAATTCTATCTGAGTGTCAAACTTACTCCACAATCCAAGAATATCTTTATCTTTGTATTTTAAATTACTTACATTTGTATTATACCGCAAACGAACGTCTGTTCTACCCCTGCGTAAAAATTCTTCCAAAATTATATAATGCTGTTCATTAATCAAGGGCTCACCACCAGCAAAATATGCAAGATGAATGTGGTCTATATGACCTAATACTTCATCAACCAATGATTGATGATCATTTTTTGGTATTACTCTAGCGTATGGTACGCCGTTTCGTAAGTCTTCGGCTTCCCATTGCGTACTAAAACTAGAACCGCAAGTTCTACATTTAAAATTGCAAAGATTATTAAATCTCACATCAAAATAACGCATTTTAAACTCACTGATACTACCATCCAGATTAGTAAAACTTGCTACCTCGTCAAAAAATTGTTTAAATTCATCGTTGGTGGCAATTCTAGCACTTTTGATACCGGCGTTTTCTAAATTATAGCACGGAGTACACATTGGACTTTTGACTTCGTTAAGCATACTCAAGCGTAATGAGCGCATTTTGGGAGAATTTATTAACTCACCTATAGAACTTTGTCGGGTGTTTCCTATTGGTATACTAGGATTAGCTGTGCAGCATGGATACGATATTCCCTCTGGACTGGCGTGCATATGTACCCAGGGATACATGCAAAAAGTTTTACTTTCATTTAAAAGAAAATCTTTCTTACTATACATGATGTAATGCCTTTATTAAAGATGGATAAAATGTGTCATACGGTCTAGTAAAAAACACATTTCTATTATGTACTAACAACTCATAATCTTTTTTAAAAAACTCATAAAAATGTTTTATATCAATACTCTGTAATCTTTCAAACTCCTCTATAAATAACTGGAACCGTTTGTCTACGTCTTGCTCAGCATCATAATCATAATTTATCCAAGACGGTAGTTCAAATCCATAAGATTGAATACTTTTTAGTAATCCACAATATCCGAACGGAAGTATAAAGTGTCCTTTTATAAGTGGGTCAAATGTTTTTTCCGTGACAACTTTAGTAAATGAAGATTTTACCAAAGTTTCTACATATACGCTTACAAATGTATCAGAATATAATTTATTAGATATAGGAAACCAAATAGGATTATTTAATAATGAATCGGGTGTACGAAAAACATTTTTTTCACTTATTATATCTTCTTCTGGTGATAATATTTTTATTGGAGTAGATGACCAGTCTGAAAATATATTATCCGTATTTTTTAAAACTTCCGTAAGAGCTTTTCTATAATACTGTCTTTTCTTATCCAACAATGGTTGACGATTGTTCTCGACTCTTGTTGCTGATAAAAATCTTTTTGCTGTGTTTGTTTTTTGTATCTTGCTTAAAGCAAACATTTTTTCTGAGGCGTCATACGTCCATAGATTATTCTGTAAATTTATTTTATGATACTCTGTAAAGTACAACTTTTGTCTATTCCATAACAAATCATAATTTATAACCTTTTCATCTTGATTTATTAAATTAGTTTCAGTTATTAGAAATTTATTAGTAAATTTTTTCCAATTATTTGCGAATGGATATTCAAATAAAATTTGGTCATCGTCTGTATGGAATAATCCTACTCCTAAAATAATCTTATCTTTAATTATATCTATAACATCTTTGTTTTGCATTTCTAAAAAATCAGATTGAAATACAGGAATTATATCGCATTCTTTTAAGTTAGTACTTAAACAAAATCTGGTTGGTTCTAATTCAAAAAACCAAGAACTATTACCGGGTATACCTACGTCTACTGTAGTACTACCAGCATACGAAGAACGTTGGTAAATTTTATAGGTTTCTTGTATTTCCATACGGTACTACAATGCAGTCGGGAATAGATTCCTTTTCTAGATATCTCCAAATATCAACGATAACACTACCAGATAAAATATTACAATAAAACTTTTGTTTATCGCTACCTATTAAATGACTATGACTATATGTTGTAGGTGCGTGATGTGCTAACAATACTATTCCTTTTACACTCTCTACGGTATCACCTGTAAGTGGGTCTATATATGTTACCCCGTATCCTTGTTCTTGTACATAATGCCCAATCAGTAAACTATAACTACCTTCCGTATAGGATACACCCGGTTTGTATGCTTTACCGTGAATATAAATTTCTAAATTATATTTGTTAGACAAATCAATTAATTTATCCGCAATACGTTTTGCTTGTAATTCTCTACTGTCCATTATAGCACCAAATAAATCATAACCCAAATTTAACTTTTGCGCCATATATCGTAATGCGATATTGTCTCGGGGATGACATGCTCCTGCATCTCCCATACCCGCCTTCATATACGCTGCTCCAGTTATACGTCTATCACTTTCTGCCAATGCTTTTGTCACCACATCCACATTGATGTTTCCAGATGCTTCTGCTACATCCTGTATCATATTCACCAACCCAATCTTCGCAGAAATGAATGTGTTGTAGAAAATCTTGATACATTCTGCTTCATCCCATGTACCAACAACATATCGTGGATTGTTTTGCATCATGGTTTTGTAAAAGTCTGTAAGAATTTTTGCATCACCTGTTACTGAACCATCTTCCGTACCTATAATAACCATTTCTGGATTAATCATATCCCAACGTACTGACCCCATGGCAATCAAGTATGGATTATAGATGAAACGATAGTTAGTGGTATGTTGAATGAATTCTCGACGAACTGTGCCAGGCAACACAGTGCTGATGAGAACCACCAGCTGGTCCTTGGTGCAATACTTGTTCACTTCCTTCAACACATCAATCACGATGGAATAATCAAAGTCTTTGGGTTCCAGATGTGCTGTAGGAGTCTCGCCACCATAGGACTTGTCATGCGGAGTAGGAACTGCAATGAAAATCAATTCTCTGTCTTTCACAACTTCCTGAATGGTATCAACCAAAGGAAATTCTGGGAGGTCGGATTTCACAACATCATGTCCTATCACATCATGTCCTGCACGTTTCATCTCATTGGCACATGGTGCACCAAGTTTTCCACAACCAATCATCGCAACTTTTTTTAATTGTTCCATAATTTATGAACCTCTGATATTTCTCCTGTGTTATTTACGCAACACGCACATGGAGTTTTTCTAGAATTAGGACTATAACTCATTTTGTTATAATGGATTTCTGTTTCTTTTTGTACATCAAACTCTTCAGGTAAATAGTTCGGTAAAAATTGTTTTACCCAATCATAATGCATTTTAATCGTTGGGTGACCGTCTATAAACAATTCATTTGGTTTCATCCACGGTTTATCTTTTGATGGTTCAAAACGATAGAAATCAGATTTTGCATATTTACTTTTTACCCAATCTCGCATAGCAATCGAAACATCTAATATACGAATTGCATCTTTTTCTAATTCTATGGAAAATTTCTTAGAAGTAATTTCTGGTATGTAATCGTATTCCGCTTCAAATCCTGGTAACATATTAAATGCTGTCATTATTTTATGTTGTATATTTTTGTATTCTAGGAATAAGTGTGCGTGATTGATATGCATCCACGTGGTTTGATAACCATAATCCACAGACCAATATTCTTGTAAAAATTTTTCATCAAAAAAATTATTTGTAGTAAATATGTTTCCTCTGGTTCCCCAACTACCATGTGTTAGAGTATCAAATCTGGTAGAACCGCTGAACATTATTAATACGGTATCGTTTGGCGTAAGATTGTAAACTCTGTCGCATTCTATAAGAGAAGAAACTATGTAATGATTTCCTGCTCCTGATTTACCGTAATTTATATAGGTATCAAAAGTCCGACCACAGATGTCTGCCCAAGTTGGCCAACCATACGCAGTATAACTACACCCAAATGTAAACAATCTACTCATTTTTTAACAAACTCCACCAAAAATTATCTATACGATTAGAATATACATTTTGAAAATGTTTATAATTGTACTCTACTATTTCTTGAGTTTCTTCTATAAAAGTTTTCTTTTTATCCCGTGACCAATTAGTTATTTCTTTACAAACGTTTCCTATTGTTATCAATCTGTGATGGTGGTCCTCTATATCATCATAACTTTCATCAAACCATTTGCTAAAAGTTTTGTATCCTTTATTTTTAAGAGACTGTAAACTTTTAGGTGCTCCAACAATAATAAATGGTTGCTTAAATATTATAGGTTTGAATGTTTTTTCTGTTTCGGCAATCGCGTCTGTATATGCGTTAGTCTCGGTGACAATAGATATCAAACTCTTATCATAAAACTGTGTTAAGTTTCCTCTATTACCTATCGTCATATTAGAATGATTACTTTTATCTTCTGGTAATGTATCTATACGAAGGGGAAGTATAGAATTTTGTAATGTTTGAACTTCTGCTCCAGTAAGTCCGATTTTATTACAAAAATTAAAATCTACATTACTTACGAAAGAATGTATAGGTACTTCTGGATTGTATGCGGGAAGAGAAAAATAACTCTTCTCCAACAATCCTAACTTGTAAAATAATAAGGTTAAATCGATTCTATGCTGTCTATATCTGTAATTCAACGCCAAGAAGTCTTTTTCTAATATATCAATATGTCGTTTTGTAACATATTCATCTGTTTGATGTCGTTGTGATAACTGCCATTCAAATGCATCCCATGATAACATATTCATTCGTTGATTTGTGGGAATATTATTTCTATCGCAATATCGATTGTAAATTTGATTTACATTAGGACATCCAGTTTGGTATATTATTTTTTCTAATGGTATATTATGACATTTAAAATAATTGTGCATCAAGAAAAAGAAGTGTTCCTCAACAAATGATTCCAATGACATATCTAAAAATAAATAACCGTTTTTTTGTTTTATACCATGTAAAATATTATGAGATATGGATACGGATTCTAATAATCCATATTGAGTGCCAAATGAAAAAAATGCATCAAATGGTACCCTATGATGTAACTGATAATCATACAAGAATATATCATTTTCTTGTATTGAGTACGCAGAACTCAGTTCAAATAAATTTGGAAATCTTTCAAAAAATGTTTTCCATAAAAACGGAGCATTAGCACGACTATTATCCACACTCACTGTGTGCATAGCGTTTGCTAATTCGTATACATTTGGTATTCTATTATTCGATAGTGGTCCTCGTGGGCCAATCCATTCGTAAACAACTTTAATTTTCTTCATGCTGAATTATCTTTTGGATTTGTGTTGCTACTTGTAGTTGATGTTGGGGTCCATAATGAGAACCATCTGCCGCACGAAATATTTTTTTTCCCGATTGCATCATATCCCATCCTGCTCCAATATCATAATCAAGTAAATTACATTGTATTCCCGTATACTTTTTTATCGACAATAAATCCGAAGTATTCCAGGATAACTGATTTGGTAAATTATATACTTTTACTCCCCATGCAGAGCATAGTGCGTTGGCTGCACTGAAATCTTCTATGAAATCATTACTCCATAGAGTATTTGATTTTAATCTCATATCAAATATTTCATCTATTATTTTATCGTTGTTATCTAAATGGTTATCTATTCTCCATCTAAAATTTAAATGAACTGGAGAACCTGCAGTCCTAATATAAGTATTTCTTGCTGCTTCTGTCCAACACAATAACACTCGTTTTGGTTTTGGTCTGTTTGATAAAAACCAAGAAAACAAAGTGTTCTTCATATTTTTATTACTGTTTCCACCCTTTGCAAGATTTACGGTTCTAGTATTTAATAAATTTTCGTAATGTGTAACCCACATTTCACTTTTTCTCAAACCAATACCTTCAACAAACGAACAACCTAAAATCATATCAAACTCACCGTCTACGAAAGTATCGAATTCATCGGTTCTATAACCATAAGAATTAAGTACGTAAAAATTATCTTCTAATTCATAATATGGCCAATCAGTATTAGAAATTCCAAGTTCTGTAACTTTTTTAAAAGTCTTTTCGTACAAATCTTTTTCAAACGTCCCAGAAAATTTTGATTTTCTTTCCAATCCGTAGAATTGTACATAATTAAAAATATCATTAGTTGTATAACTGGGTTCAAACTTGTACATTTGATTTCCTTTTTGGTATAATAATGTCTGTACCGCATACACAATGAAACTTATTGCAGGTAATAGTTGTAGGACGAATTTCATCTACGTTTGATAATATACTACCAACCACACCAGATACACCACAACTTGCCATAGTTATGATACCAGCAGGATTGATGAATACCGCATCACCAATATCACATTGCCAACCACTAAAGAAGTTTTGGCGTGCAATAATCACTTCATTACTGTTCATAAACTCGTTACTACCATCACTCCACTTTCCATATGAGATGGCAAGATTTTCTTTGTTTGGTTTGTTTGGAGCAAACTTTATTTCAAGTTGCTGGTGTTCTTTCAACCATTCTACTTTTTTATTGTCCGCATATTCCCATGGTTTTGCCTCAGAAGACATTTCATCGAATAACGGTGTCCATTCTATAAAATATCCAGGAAGCTTATCTTTTAACATTTCCCCATACTCAACAACTTCCCAGAATCGTTCGTCGTGCATAAGTAATTTGTTACACATATAATTAATTTTGTCACACAAAAATAGACTGTTCTGAAAATATCTATCCTTATCTACTTGTTCTATGTGGAAACTTGCGACAATATCATCAAATAGGTGATAATGTTTCTTCCACCAAGAAGTTGCACGACTCAAGTTTGTATTGATGGCAACGGTGTTGTTTGGAGCGTACGATTTGAAGAACTCAACAACAGGAATCAAGTTTTTCCAAATAGTAGGTTCACCACCACTTAAGTATAATTTAAACGCATTATACCCGTTCTTTTTATAATTATCTATAATCTGTCGTAGATTTTCTATGTATTGACGTTGATTTCCATCGTTTTTATGAAGTTTACCCCAATTACCAGGATTGCAATAACTGCACTTATAGTTACAGTTATCACTCACCTGCCATGTAATTGCTAAATACTTTTCCTTAGGATAAACTTCTAGGAGTTTTCTTTCATCCATTTATATACATCCTCTAATTCGGGTATGTTTGAAAACAAATCTTCTTTTCGTATACCATCGTATAATTCACTTCTATCAAAAAATTCTTTTAGTCCACCGACATTTCCTTTAGCATTTTCTAATGCAGTTAATACGGCAAATGTTTGTCCCAAGTGATGTTCTACTTCTTCTGGACTAAATCTACCTCCGTGTTTTATTGCTGCGAATATATCTTTCCACAACTTTTTAGCTTCTAATGCGATTTTTGGAGGTAATACATCCAATCCCATATACCACGGATTGGTTAATATATTTAATCTCAATCCATCTAACGGAATTACGTTATTATATAATAACCACTTTAAGAACTTAGGAAACTGGAACACATTATATATAGAAATCGTGGGGGTTATTCCAAACTTTGCGTGTGGAACTTCTCGTTTTAGTTCTGCGATATTCTCTAATATCGTGTCCCACTTTGCTCCGTGACGTACATATTCAATAACTTTATCAGATCCATCCAAACTTGCCCAAATCTGTACGTTTGAAAACTTTTTCCAGTAGTCGATAGAGTTTTTATTCTTATATCGTAAAGTAAGGAAATTAGTGGTGTATGTCAATTCCACGTTAGTATGATTATTTTCTAACCAGTAGTCTAATATATCATAATGCTCATTAGTAATAAGAGCTTCACCACCAGCAAAGTATACTTCTTCTACGTCTAACAAATATGGTGTTAGTTTTTGTAGTAAATCATTTTCTTCATTATTAGATACCACAATCTTTTTCATGTTGAAATGTGATTCTAATGTTTCTTTACCAAAATTCTGTTGGTGTTCTTCTGCCCAACGACTACTACACGCAGGTCCACAAGTACGACATTTCATGTTACATAAGTTACTAAATCTAATGTCTAAGTACTTTAGTTGAAACTTTTCTATGGTCCCGTCTGATTTTGTTAATTGTACTAATTCTTTGGAGGAATCAAATCGTCTAGTGTTATTGGATTGTCTTAATGACCATATACCATAATTTTCCAAATCATAACATCTAGAACACTCGTCAACGTATTCATCGTTGAGCATTTTTACTCGAATTTCTTTATACTTTTCACTATTCATAATATCCAACACAGAATCTTTATCTGTACTGGACACTGGTTTCTGTGAGTCTGCCACACAACATGGTAACACCCGTTTGTCAGGCCATGCATGAAAATGTATCCATGGAAGAATACAAAAGTGTTTACTAGTCTTTACATTATTCAATATTTTCATACCAGGCTCTCAGTTCTGGGAATGTACCAATAAATGTTTCCTCACGAATAGCGTCAAAATGTGTGGTCAATGATTTAAACTTTTGTTGCCATTCTTTATTGGGTTCTACATCTTCTTGTATAAAATGATAGATATCAGACAATCCATTCTTAATATGTCCATCTGGAACAGTATCTAACCAACTACCTATTTTTTCTTTGGCTTCCTTCTTTAATTCCTTGGAAAGAACATTATTTAAATTATAATAATCGGGATTGATAAGTTTATAAAATGAGCATGAAGTAGTAACCAAATCTATGATACCATTTTCGTGTAGGTGATCAAGGAACTCTGTAATTGTAAGTACATTGAATATTCCTACTACGCAATTAAATGATATAGATACGTTAGGACAAGAGGATTTAATTTGTTTCAAATTTGAAAGTATGTCCGACCATACAGTACCGTTTCTCATGTATTCCGCACGTGTACCAAATGAATCTAAACTACCATACACTTCGATTTTATCAAACTTATTCCATAAATCCAATACACTAATATCTTTAAACGTTAATCGACTACAGTTAGTGTTGTATCGAATAGTTACGTTTGTACTGTTATTGTCAATCAAGTACTGAAGTATTTGGTAATGTTCAGGAGTAATAAGTGGTTCTCCTCCTGCAAAGTACAACATCTCTAGTTCCCCTAGATGTGGCTTAAATTCTTCAAGTAGTCTTGGGTCACCATTAGATGCGTGAGTTATACCAGGAAACTGACCATATCCTTGTTTATGTGACTCTGCTGCCCATGTGGATGAAAACATATCACCACAAGTACGACATTTGAAATTACATAAATTACTAAATCGTACATCAAAATACTTTAAATTCATACCAGGAAGATACCCATCTTCCAGTGTATCGTGTATTAAATCAAAGTGTTGTCCAAACTCATTGTTAGCAAAGTTTCTAAATGAATATCCACCCGAACCAGTGGATTCGTGTTTATAACAGTTTGCACAACCTTCTATCCGTTCGCCTGCTAATAACTTTCTACGAACTTCTTTATACGCCTCACTATTCCAAATTTCTTTAACAGTATTTTCCCGCACATTGCCCACGGGATTTTCATACTTTGTTGTACAACATGGATACACATTTCCGTCTGTATTGACATACGTGTGTATCCATGGAAACATACAAAATGTTTTGTTATGTTCTAGTAATTTGGATAAGTCTGGAGTCTGGGGCATCTTTACCACTCAAATAAAAGTTTTCGTATTCAGGAAATGTTTCTAAGAAATTTGTTCCTCGACGTTTATCATATTCGGTAAACCAATTATAGAAATCTTTTCTACCTTCAAGTACCTTTTCGGGAGAATATTCTGTAGTCTCCATGTACTTAACAACCCGTTTAAATCGTTCTAACTCTAATTCAGAAAACTTTGTTACATCGTTTTCATCAGTATGTTTTTCCATGTACTTAAGAGTTTCGTACATATATGGCATGAACTCTTCTTTCGGTAAAATATTCATATCATATTGGAGTGGTTCTTTTAAATACGGTGTATCAAACCGAATTTTTCTTTCTAATGGTCTATCTGGAGTATCCGCAATAATTTTATTATACTTCTTTCTCCATTGTAAAATCTTCTTTAGTAATGAAGTGAATGTAGTAACTGTTAGAATGTTAAACGTAATCATAAAGGTTACGTGACTTTTTGTCATTCTAACGTATGTGTCGAGATTCTTTTCCCAGACCTTTAAATCTAAACCAGTACGAATATATTCTGCTCTCGGTCCCCATGTGTCAATACTACTAAACAGTTTAAACTTCTTAATAGAGTTCGTTTCTAGTAAGTCGCGAACGTTTTCAGACAAACGTACAACCCATTCATTCTTTCCACCCAAATTACTATTAATGTTCAACTCTAAATTCGGCATAGGGTCATCTTTTAACGAATCCAACAAACGCCAAGTGCTCTTGTGCATCAATGGTTCACCACCAGTCAATCGAAGAATGTTCAATGTTTTACGGACATCTGGCCACCAACGCCACCACGCTTCCACATAGGGGTTGGTTTCTTCTTCGTACATGGTGAACCAGTCAATATCATTTCTGTGATTGTTCACCATGGTGTAAGGACCATGTTGTTGAATCTCACGATAGTACCGCGATGATGCTTTGGGATGACAGTAACCACACTTGAAGTTACATTCATTACCAAAACTCAATTCAATGTATTCAGGATTGATATTGAAATCCCAAGGACTATTTTTTATTTCATCAAATCTATCTTCTGTGTAAATTGATGTTGTTCGAATATGTCTGTCGGAAACATAGTCTGGACCTAATGCTTCGATGTTCCAACAGTATTGACATCCACTAGGCTTTTCCCCGTTAAGCATTTGTAAACGTTCTTGTTTCTTTTGGGGGGTATTGTGTAATGCCGACGGATTGTCTTTAAGTTCCTCAATAGGAATCTTATGTGGCGCAGGATGATAACAACTATGCGTTTCTCCAGTCTGTAGGTAAATGGTTACGTGATGCCATTTTGCCATACAGAAGGTTGGACTCAGTTGATTTGTTATCGGTAGAATTCTTTTGATTCTATCTAGTTCATAACTCATATTTTATAACCTATGTTCATAAATCGTGTGAACTGCGAACAGTCTAATTCACCTGTATACATACTCTTCTTAATTTTGTTGGTCTTAATAAACTCTTTAAGAGTTTTCGTAGTCCTAACGTGTTCACCCTTTAATTCTTCAAAGTTGTTTCCTTGTAATGCTATCAAAACGTTTTTAGGAACATTATCGAACCACGTATTAAATACTTTTTGGTTTATATGTTCTGTTGCTGTGTTAACTATTAAACAGACATCTTTAGGGTAGAACTTGAAGTTCTCCATCTTTTCTGTTATAAAACTAATACGTGTATCATAATTTGTCAAGGTTTGTCCTTGTTTAACACAGTTTGTATCTACATCAATACTATACACGGTTGTTATATCTGGAAAATTGTCACGTAAAAACATAGCGTTTAAACCATGCCATCCTCCAAATACATACGCAGAACCTTGAAGAGTTTTATTTTCTTTCTTAAGAACATTTTTTAATTCTTCAACTAACCATATCTTACTTTTTAGTTGACTTTCCCAAAAACATTCTAATAAAGAATATCGTTCTTCGGCAGTTTCAGCAGAACGTATGACATTCATCCACGTACCAACTCTATGTGCAGGTATACCGTAACTATGAAACGACATATTAATTGTAAATAAACGGATCTCGTTTTCTTAATTCTTCTAGTCTACGTTTGTTTATATATTGAACGGTCCACTTATATACCATTTCAACCAACCTGTCTAAGATTTTTCTCATATTAGTTTCCCAGAACATTTAATGTTTTCTTTGTTTCTATTTCTTTGGGTTTAGTTACTCGTCTATACATTTCGAAATCACCCCAGTCCCCTTCTCCGGTATATCTGTAGGCGAATGAGAAGTCTATAGTTTTATTCAACATTTCTTCTTCTTGTAACAATAAACTAAAATCTACGTGGTTTCTACCTTCCATTCCCCATGATGGTTTTGCTAACTTTCTGGCTCTTACCGCGGTATTAGACATCATTCTACTATAGTCCTGTGCAAAGAACGGACCTTTTCTACCAGGTTGACCATTTGGTTGAAGTTGGTCTGGACGTTCTCTTGTATCTAAATGGTTGTCTACCTGTTCAAACTTCATATCAAAATCAGCTAACCATTTACCATCATCTGTAATTGAAAATCTGTATTCTGCGGTATACATACCTGGTCCAAATTGCCATCCGAATTCTTTAATATCAATCTCTGGATTAAACTTGACCACCGCATCATATCCACCACGTGTCTTCCACAACATTCTGAAGAATGGCCACATCTCGTTTACAAGAGTGTCTGCGAACGGATTAATATTAGGTTTGATTATTCTATAATCGAAATCTTCGTATTCAACTTCTCTCAAAGTATTAGGATTATGTAGTTTAATACTATAATGTTCCTTTTCTAAATTGAAACGAATAGGATACCCGAATGGAGTTTCCGTACATCCACGCATAAAATCTAAGAACATATGGAAAGTTTTCACACGATGCATTACATGAGTACCACCTTTTGTTAGGTCATGAGTAATCCAGTGTCCTTGATATTTGTGTGCACTTACATTAAACTTGTGTGTGTTTTGCCCCACAATAGTTTCTGGACCCACTGCCATACCCACACCGGCACCCACGTTGTTGATGTTGTTGTTTCTCATTCTCCATAGGAATGTCATACTATCAGCAAAGTCTTGGAAATCTTCTGTGGGAAATCCCACAATCCAGTTGGTGGCGGCATAGATTCCCACTTCTTTACCATGACGGAAGTTGGCTTCCATTTCTTCAATTGTCACACGTTTGTCCATATCGTCTAGTACTCGTTGACTTCCAGACTCAATACCATAATTTAACATGATACATCCACCTGCCTTTAAGTCCTTAAAGTACTCCAAATCCATACGTCCATCACAACGACAATATCCTGTCCAATGAATCTTCAATTCCTTGGCTTCTACTGCCTTACAGAAGGCACGAAGTTCTTTTAAGTTACCATTCACTAAACTATCGATGAACCAAATAACGTCTGTACCTTTATTATAATACAACCATTCAATTTCTTTTAATGCGTCCACTGCACTCCGTTGACGATACTTCCAGAAATGAGTTTCTTCACAAAATGTACACTTTGCAGTACATCCACGACTAAACTGACTGTTAACTCCGTTTGGAATTTCATATTGCGAGAAATCAATACTTTCATAATCTGGCATAGGAAGATTATTGATTTGAATACGTTCTCCTTCTGGCTGAATCATAATGTATGGTTCTGTACGAACCACACCATCTTCTACTTCCTGTAGGATGTCAAGAATAGCAGCTTCACCCTCACCTGCTACTACATAGTCATAATATGGTTCTATTTCAAACCAACTCTTTTTTGTATTACTTCCACCGATGGCAATCTTAATATCAGGTCTACGTCTTTTAATTTCTTGACACATCCACTTCGTGGGTTCTGCACTAATATAATACATAGTAAACCCAACAATCTGTGGGTCGAACTCTAAAATTTCATCTATGGTTTTTAGTAATAATGGTTCTAATACAGGATGAATGTCCTGCATATACGTTTCGGCTAACCAATGCCAACTCGCACTTGGATCCCACAAACGGAATGGGAGTTTTTGATTAGGCCACCAATCATTTTTAAACTCAGTGTACGCCCTCATATTTAAATCATAAACTTTTGTTTCGTACCCTGCTGTTTTAGCAATACCACTTAATAATGCTAAATTATATGGTGGGAAATGTGGTGCCCACTCTGGACATAATACTAATGCAAGTTTTGTTTTACGTGTCTTATAATCGATATAAACCGGTGTAACGTTGTGTTGTTCGAACGGTTTAGCATATGGTTTAATAGCCTCGAACATTGCTACGTGTTTAGCGTCAGCAATATCTGGAGCTAACGCTTCTCTAGCTTTAGCTTCTTTCGCTAATTTAGTAAGATTAAAATCAATAGGTTCAGTCATAATTACCCGTGAAGTTCTTCAAATCGTTCTTGTAACCAGTTCCAATCCACCGTTTTTTGTAATTCATCTGGATTCTTTACATACTGTTCTGCGTACTGTATACCGTCTTCCGCACCCTTCAATACCCACTCTGCGTTCGGACCTTCGGCAAAGGCGGTCCATCGTTGTAACCACAAATATGCATCTGGGGTATGTGCCGTAGATAATTTAACTGCTTCACGAAATGCAGTTCTCCAGGCTTCAAATGGTGACGTTGCAAAATATGCCTCACTAACCTTCATTGGAATAGTAACGGTCTTGCTGAATTGTGTGAAATCCAATCCGAAGTTTTTTGGAGTATTTAACACCAAATGACTATTGTAACAGACAATACCCATATGCCCATACTCTAAACGATTACTCATATTTTTTGCATGAAATACTATATGAGCATCTGTAACCGTTTCAACTGGATAATTAAATACATTTAAATCAGTTATGTAATTTTTACCAGTTACTACAAAGAATTGCCTTACGTCCTTAGCTAAATCAACACAACGATGGAACATCTTTCTTCGTCCATCTATTCCATCTATACGAATTGCACGTGGATATAAGCTGGTTAGATGCTTCCAATTTTCATCTGCGTTACTTTCTCCATTACTGACAAAGAACACAGGAACATTTTTGTCTTTTGGTCTTTTTGCCGTTGGTACAGTTAGCACTGCAGATGCTGGATTGACTTCAACAATCATTTTTTCTGACCACTTCCACGGGTCATCACTTTCTTTCTTCATCTTTTCAATAATCTTCCGTTCTCCCGCCCACCCTGCAATAAACACTTGTTCAGAATCTTTACGAACGACAAACAATACTGGACCGGAAATATGTTCCCAAGAAACTCCATTAATACACCTATACAGTTTCTTTTCTGCAAGAGGTTGGTCAACGATCTGAACATAATCGAATACCGATAGTTCTTTTTCACCTGCTTGTGCCCACCCACCAGCGTCTTTCACCGTTTCCATATAGTCGGTAAACCATCCCAAACTACGTACCCACGGTTTGGTTTCGACTACCCAATATTTCTTAAAGAGGTCACTGTGTGCCAACCACGATTCGTTATTTAGCATTCTTCTTTACCTTTTTTGTAGGTTTTGTTTTTTCTAAATGACGTTTTACCCGTTGTTCGTCATTGGTACCGATACTTGGACCAAAAGCCCATTGTCCTACATGACGGACCTGAAAACTAAGATTCATATCTACTAGTATTTTATATCCTGCGTTACGTAACTTACCTTGAAAATAAAAATCTTCACCATGCCAGTCTCCGTCCTTAAACTCAAAATTGAAATATGGACGATTGATTTTAGTTAAGACTTCTGTTTTCATCAACATACATCCCATTCCAATACCTTCGACTTCTTGTAACTCTTGGTCGGCTTCCAGAGGTAACCAGTTTTCCCAATCTTCACGTTCTGGATATGCTACTGTTTGAAGCGGGACTGACCGTTTCATATAATTAGAACAGACAATATCGACGTTATGTCCCATCAACCGCATAGCAGTGGTACTGGGGAACATCATATCGGAATCTAACCACAATGCATAATCCGCGTTTATCGCAAGTGCCTGTCGTGCTAACTTCTCACGTTGAGACAAGAGAATGGTACTTTGGTCATATATTACGTGTACATCAATACCTGCCATCGTAGTGGTCTTAACCAACTCCACCAATGATGCGGTAAACAAACTGTAGGTATATTCTCTGCATGGGACCAGAATTGCTAATTTCGTTGGTCTGGTTTGCCAAATCGTCAAATCGTAAATATTTTTCATACGCCAGCCACTCCAGATGCAGCTAATGTTGCTGCTTGGCTGGTGATTTCACGAATCATAGTGACAATTTCTTGTACTCGTTTGACAAAGAGTTGATAATCTGCCAATGGAAACTGTGTGACAGTATTTAATGTATCGATACTGTATTTATCGAAGATGAGTATTTCCATAGCCCCTTGACGTGCCCATTTTTCGATTAACGCAAATCGTGTCGTTTGCGTTTCACCGTTTAATAAGTTCAATAAATGTTGGGGATTATGTTGGGCGAGAATACCTTCTAAGAACTTAATACGTTCCGGCCATTCACCCTTTTCTTTAAGATATTGTAATTCATATAGTAATTCAATCAATACCTTTTTGTCATATCCAATAGAAACCCATCGGACGTACTTTTCTTCGTATTCCGATGGGTTAGTATTAATTGCTGCCAATAATGTATCAAACGTTATGTGTTCCATAATATGTAACCCCTTATTAAATAACCGTACTTAAATATATATTATACTACTAAATTTGTCAAGTCCCCAAATTAATATGTATTTGGGGTAGTTCTTCCACCTAATCTAGTAGAGAATGGGAATGGTTGAAGTGTTAATGTAGGAGCGCCATATGGGTTTGCATTCGCAGCGCCTCCAAGACCCGCACTTAAGGTTATTTGCCCACTTAACCCGTATGCGTTTCTGGCTCGTCCCATCGAAATTTCCGACCCCGTATTTGGTATAATACCCATAGTTTATCCTATTAACCCTGTATAATTCCCTACTAATATAAATATTTGAATGATACTCCTAAAGTCCGAATCTGTGACGCAATGCTTGATAAGCTGTGTTTATTTCTTCTGCCGATAACACCCGATTATAGATATATAAACATCCAATATGAGAATTACTAAATTCTGAGTTTCCTGGACCGTACATTCCAATAGAAAGGTTATATGGACCAGCACTTCCTGCGTTGTTAGAAACCGCTTGCACACCATTTACATACAGTTGCCAAGTATCTGTAGATGTGTTTCCCGTTGTTGCGTATATTCTCCAATTTGTGTCACTTGCACCGGCAGATACACTTGATACCCATCCTTCGGCGTAATGATTTTCTGTGTTTCCACCCCAATGTCCCATTAACCAATTATTATTTAATGCAGAAAATGTTCTTCCCCCAACTGTATTATATCTTGCGGCACCAATAATCGTATATGTTCCACTACGTAAATCTTGAAGGATTCTAATATAATCATTTGACCCATCAAGAACTAGTATCCCTTGATTTGCACTGGAATACGTTACTCCATTAACAGGAACAGCGTGTATAGAATTTGTTAATAAATTTTTTTGATTAGGATACGTTCCTTCTTCCATCTTTATATTTGCGTAATACCTATATCCATTATGAGATGATTGACCATACCCTAGATACCAATTAAAACTATTACTATAATCACTAGGTGTCGTGATAGTTGTATATACATAACTCCAAGTTAATGCGCCAACCACTTGTGTTTTGATTGTGGTGCCAATTCCCGTACCCAGTGCTACGTTATTACCAGATGTAGAAAATGCACGACAATGAAACATGGTATCTGCCCCATTATAATCCGCACTCTTGGCATACCAACCACTTAACACGTAAGTAGTGTTAGAAACTAGTTCGGTGCTAAGGTTAAGTTGGTATTCTGTGAAATTACCATTTTGTCGTAGTACATAAGGTGAGTAATTACTTGGATTTGCTAACAATACAATATCATTTGTTGGGTTACTACCTCCTTCATAGGATGACCCCGCACCACCTAAAAAACTTGTAGTAGTACCAAACTTATTACTAGAGAATAATCCAAAATTAGCATCTGACGCAGGGTCATATGCTGCAATCAATCCACTTGTAGGTATCCGTGTACCAACTTGTGTTCCCACGTTACTCGCCGGCTGGGTAATCTATTGGACGTGACCATTCTTCTCCACTTAAAATTTCTAAAATTTGTTCGTGGGTATATTCTGGATAACTTTCATTATAAATTGATGGACGACCGTATGTGCCTGCGGGAGTGGTAACAGTCATTGGTTCCCCAGTTTCCGCATTGGTAAACGTTTGTACCACATCTTCCTCATATATCACCAAATCATATTTCACAAATGTTTTGGTCCCATCAACAGAATATCGCAAGGTATCCTTTGATGTTTCATGAACTTGGGAAAAATTAATATCATCTACGATAGATGATGGAATGACTAAATATTTTCTGGTTTCATACATAGTTATACTCCAAATCTTGCTCGGGTTGCTTCAAAGTTTTGTTGTACTTGTGTCGCTGATAGTGCTGTGCTATATATTTTTACTAATGGTACTCTACCTGAAAAATATCGTGAAGAATCTAAATGAAATCCTCGACCAATCGACGCAGCACCGAATGTTGTTAAAAATCCTTGAGGTGATGAGACACCAGTTTGTATGGTAGACCCGTTTAAATATATTGCAATCGTTCCGTTATTGTTTACCCACGTTGCATTATACCATGTATTAGCAGAAATACTGAATGTGTTGGTATACTGATAGAAGCTATTGCTATTAGTTACTCCAGACCAAAGCCAATTTGCAGTACCATCACTAAACTGTTCTAATCGTGGTCCAACATTTCCTGTGTTTGCGTAGTTACCATAATTCATATCCAGTATATTTCTATAATTGGTAACGCTTGTAGAATAGAACCATACATCTATTGTTTGGAAATTTCCTATAGTACCTAAATTACCCAAACTAACATAGTCATTACTACCGTCAAATACTATACTTCCACCATTATTACTATCATAGGTAGGACCATTTGTTAGTGTACCGGTATATCCACCAATATTATCCGTCCAGTTACCAGAATTTGTAGAATTATACGTAGTGATGTGTTTTACATCTGGGACGGTACTACCTGCCACCAGGGATACTCTGTCCACATACACTCTGTCCCAAGTAGCATATTGATAGTAAAACAAATAGAGTATCATGGTATTGGTACTGGGTTGCGTCGTGAATTGTCCCCAAGCATAATACCACCCATCACCTAGATGTATACGATTACTATCATTGTGAACGCCTCCTTCGGTTACATATGTACTGGAATTCACGTATTCGTAACGGTACATGAAATTTGGGTGCGTATATCCTGTGGTGGTTTTGTAAATCAACGAATAGGTGTATGTAGTACTTCCACTAACACTCACCCACCCATCATGATAATAAAATAAACTAGGACAACAATCCCCAGACCCCCCATTATAATCATTCCAGTGGTCAGCATATTTTACTGTTCGTTTTCCCACTTGAGGAATATCTACAACTTCTGTTCCTTGTGTGTATTTGTAAGTTGATGTATTAGTATTGGAACGATTATAATTCACTCCTCTAGCTAAATTAGTTCGTGCAACGCCTTGAAAACTTCTAATACTAGCAGCATCATATACTGCTACTAATCCGTCACGTACAATATTAGGTGAGTTAATAATACCCATTAGACAGTAAACCTATCTCGTAAAGCGTTATAATTTTGTAAAATTTGTGCTTGTGTCAAGTGTCCATCATAGTATAAAAATACAGCAATCTTTCCCCAGTATTGTGAACTGGTTCCTACTGCGGTGCTACCATCGTGATATCCACCAATTACGCAAAATCCATTATTAAATGTAGAATTTGCATTAGTAATTGTATATTCTGTTCCCGATGCGTTCCACTGAAAACTATAGTACGGTGATGTTTGTGCCAGCTTCCATGTTAAACAGTTGAAATTAGTATACGTATTTGGTATTGAAGTAACATCTACACCAGAATACAAATACCCCACTGAATTATTGTCGTACATTCCCAATCGGTTTGACCCTGCTTCTACAATTACTTGGTGGTCACTACTTGCTCCACGTATTAACGTTCTCCACGTAGATGTACTGTTCAAAATACTACTAAATACCATCACGGTTGCAGTTGGTGCGTTTGCTACATCGGTTAACGCACCTCCGACAACTTTTTTAGCAGTTCCATACGAACCTTCAAAATTCATATGGGCCACTCCGCCTGCAGTTGAGTATGCAGACGCATTTATTGTAAACGTATGACCGTTTCCGCTAATATCATACCACGATGTACCTGTACCTGGGTATGACCGTGTGTTTCCTGCGTCTAAACATAGTTTTAGTCCATTAGTTACAATATTGGGACTATAAATCGTTGCCATTCCATTAACCCTTTAAAATATGTTTCTTCAATTCATCAATTTCATCTTGTTGTTTCTTAATTGCTTCAATTAACACAGGGACTAACTTTGCGTAGTCCACGGTGAGATAATTATTTCCAGTCTTCGATGTGACTTCACCATTTTCTGATTTGACGGTATCGAATGGTGCAAGTTTGACCACTTCGGGGAGTACTGCTTGTACTTCTTGTGCACTTAACCCCACTTGGACATTATCGTTGAAATAACCGAAGTCTTTTGCGGTTTGGTTCCCGACATACTTAAATCCATTCAATGATTTTACAATCTTCATTGGGTCTTCAAAGGTTCCCACTTTGGTCTTTAATCGTTCGTCAGAATAGTATGCGGTGATTTCAGATGTTGCTCTGATTTCACCCGTAACCGTAAAGACGTTGGTTGATGCAGCATCTGCTTGTAAGATGGGTACACCCGAAATGTCATTGACTGAGAATACCGTTCCCGTCAAACTATCGGTGACTGCGAACAACTGACCAGATGTGCCACGAACGTCAAATTTTGCGGTTGGCGTTGAGGTACCGACGCCGACGTTACCAGCCGCCGTAATGCGTAGTTTTTCTGATTTTGTGTTTGCATTTTCTGTTACGAACGCCATATCAGAAGTTGCACTTGCCATTCTAATCCCAACGATTCTTGCTACCGCTCTTCCGCTGTTTCCACTAACTTGAAGATTTAGTTGTGCAAAACTGTTCACCGTTTCATTTTGATTGGTAACAGTTATACCCGCACCACTTCCATATTGTCCAGTATCAGATGTAGCGTCAAACGCAGTAGCACTATCTCTCCGAACCTGTAGCGCATCGAGCGGAGCTGTTGTTCCAATACCTACACTTCCTCCAAGTGTAAATAGTCCATCTTGACTAAATTGAAACTGTGATGCGGCTGCAGTTGCAGTTCCAAAATGTATTCCTAAAGTATCTGTAGTACTTCCTACTAAACCAGCTGTACCTTGAAAATAACTTAACCCGTATCCATCTGCATTACCAAAACTCCAAATTCTGTTTCTGGCATTACTTGCATATGTTGCAGTTTGAAATCCTGTACCCGAGCTTACTATTCCCCCAACCGAGAGGGTTGTACCACTAAACGTAAGATTTGCATCACTCGTTAAAGTAGTTGCTCCAGAGAATAATGCTACTCTGTTTGCTGCGCCACCACTAATCGTTCCTGCACCGGACGTACCACTCGTTCCATTTGCCCCAGAGGTACCACTCGTTCCATTTGCCCCAGACGTACCCGATGTACCGCTTACTCCAGAAGTTCCGTTAGCTCCAGAGGTACCCGATGTACCGTTAGCTCCAGACGTACCTGATGTTCCGCTTGCTCCAGAAGTACCGGAAGAACCACTACTACCCGAACTACCTGAACTACCTGAACTGCCCGATGTTCCGTTAGCTCCCGAAGTTCCCGATGTACCAGCTGTTCCCGATGTACCAGCGGGAGTTAATGCGAATGATGCGGTACCAAAGAACCCAACACCATTTGAAATTGAACTGGTGAACGAAGATGCTGATACGGTACCTGCGACAGTAATTTGTGACCCATTATCAGTGATAATAGAATCACTAAGATGTTCTGCATTTTGACTCTTTGGAATTCTATTTGTAGTTAAAGTAAGTTCATTACCAACACTATCAAATGTTTGTGGACCCATCATAAATACAGATGAGGTAACTCCTGCACCCGCTGCTTGTTGGTGAATGAATATCCATTCGTCCTTGAGAGAATCAAAGAATATTGAACCACTTACTTTTGGTGATGAACCAGAGTCAATTACCGATAGACCACCGAATCTTGTACCAGGTGCTAACGTGTTAACGGTAATAACATTGGTACCAACATCTAAGGTACTTTGAGAAATGAAACTAATTGATGATGAACCGAATACTGTAAGGTTTTGACTGATGAACAACGAACCAGTAATGGTTTGGTTTGCAGTAAAGGTATTTGACCCCGTGGTTGCATATGACCCAGTGACGTTTTCCAATGCGGTCAATCGGTTGTTTTGACCAACATCAATCGTCGCAAGAGAACTACTAAAGGTTGTATAGTTCGTTGTTGCAGTGATATCAACTTGACTTGAAGCAGACACCGTTCCTACTGGGAGTTGTGTACTACTACTAATGGTTCCCGTAGGTAAGAACGCGGTAACTTGTGCACTACTGGATACTGTATTTGCGGGAAGAAGTGCGGTTACTTGACCACTACTACTGACTATGCCAACAGAGATATTACTAATATCAGCGTATTGAATTTGACTAGAAGCAGATACGGTACCTGCTGGTAATTGTGCTGATGACGAGACAGTACCGCTAGGTAAGAATGCCGTGACTTGTGCTGAAGATGATACGGTATCTGTTGGGAGATATGTAGTAACTTGTGCCGAACTACTTGCTATTCCTGCGGGAATATTACTTAGCCCAGCATATGAGACCTGACTTGATGCGGAAACGGTACCCGCAGGTAATTGTGCGGACGATGAGAAAGTACCTGCGGGTAGTAGTGCAGTTACTTGACCACTACTACTGACAATACCAGCAGGAATATTACTAATATCAGCGTATTGAACTTGACTAGAAGCGGATACTGTGCCTGCAGGAAGCGTTATTGTGACTGTGTTATCGGTTACTGTTGTGGTGATTCCACTAGCACCAATTACATTTAATGTATCGGTTTTAAGATTTAAGGTATCCCCGCCAGTAGACCCACTAAAAGTAAGTGTAGATGCGATTCCTGTTAATCCCGACCCATCACCAACAAACGACCCAGTAAACGAGCCTGTATTGATTTGTGCCGAACTACTGACCGTTCCTGCTGGTAGTCCCGATGTAACTTGCGCAGAACTACTGACAGTCCCTGCGGGAAGTGAACTAACAATCTGTGCGGAACTAGAAACAACCCCACCACTCAATGCAGTAGTGGGGATACTTCCACTTCGGATTAATATACCAGGAACGCGAGTATTTGAGGACATATTATCTCAAACTAAGGGTGAAACACTACTAACATAAATATCGTTTTTGACCATTAAACACCGAAACGTGACCGTATAGAATTGAAACTTCTTGTTAATTCTTCTTGTGTTAATGTTCTTCTCCATACACGTGCCATTGCGATACGACCTTGCCAACGTTCACCATCACTCGTTCCATGTCCACCAATTCGTAAGAAATCAAAATCTGTACAATCAGCACATGCTCCGCTAACAGTTTGGAATTGTCCATTTACACAGTATAGTATTGAATTGCTTCCATTATATGCCATTGCGACATATACCCATTGGTTAGTAGGTACTGCCATAGTTGATGTATTGCATGGCCAGAATCCTAGGTAACGAGTGGTTGGATATACATACAGTGCATCATCTGAAGCTAAGTTTGTTTGGATAATTGCACGATAACCACTTCCTGCGGTATCGTATACCCATGCTTCAAACGTTGGAGTAGCAACATCACCTGCACTATAATTGGTATCTAAGAAATCATCACTACCGTCAAATGAGAAATACCCACGGTTACCAGAATTATAGGTAATACCTACTGGAATTCCTCTAATCTTATTTTTACTTGCGTCACTCCAATCTAAGAATGCAGTTGGTGTAAAAGTACCCGAGGACGTAAAGGTGTGAATGGTATATCCACCAGATGAGGTAATAGTACCACCTGTTGCTTTTTGTGACCCATAGTATCTGATGATGACGATTCCAGAACCACCTGCTCCGCCGGTAGAGTATGCGTGAGTTCCTCCTCCACCGCCTCCACCAGTATTAGCACCACCTGCGCCACCATTTGAACCTTCCGAGGCACCACCACTTGCTCCAGCGTTCAATCCAGAACCACCAGACCCAGCACTGTTAGGTGTTGCTCCACCACCACCACCTCCTGCTCCACCACTTGCGCCAGTATTATACCAACCAGACCCTCCACCACCTCCACCCCAATAATATGAGGTACCGTTGATGGCAGATAAGAAACCTATACCACCATTTCCAGATTTATAATAGTTACCACCCATACCAGTGCCGCCGGCGCCACCACCGCCGCCACCGGTATAATATCCATCACCGTATCCACTAGCGAGGCCACCGCCAAATCCTTGATTTTCTATGCCTTTTGACCCAACACCTGGATTGTATGATGAACCTCTACCTCGACCCCACAATGTGGAATCACCACCGCCGCAACCACCATCTTTTCCTTGTGGACCTGCATATGGAGATGTAAAATAATGCCCACTACCACCACCGCCTCCACCATATGAGATAAGACCGCCTGGAGTACTATAAAATATATTACCACCGTTTATCGATGAATTGGTTCCGTTTCCTCCAGCAGAAGGTGGACCTGCATATCCTGTACCACCAACACCACCAGCACCAACCGTAATTGTATATGGTCTGTTTGGGATGAATGGGAGAGACGCTTTATATATTACTCCTCCACCCCCACCGCCACCTCCCATATCACACCCACCACCACCACCACCACCGACAATTAATACTTCTGCAGTAGAGCAATCTGTTTGACTGGCGGCGTCTATAACAAATAGTGCATCATTATTTACATATGTTCCACGGGACGTACCAAATGTGGATGTTCCTGCGGTTCGTAAATGTTTAATAATAACAATCCCCGACCCACCATTACCACCATTATTATTTCTATTATAATGAGAACCACCACCTCCACCACCACCGGTGTGAGTACCACCACGACCACCTGGAACATTTACTTGGTCACCACTATATTGTCCACCACCAGGTTGCCCATCTTGAAATCCTGCACCACCAGTAGTGACACTTACCGCGCCACCGCCTCCACCACCAATACCACCATTCCCACCGGCGCCACTATATCCAGCACCACCACCGCCACCAGCCCAATAATAAGGACGGCCGAGGATGTTATTTAATACTCCGGCTCCACCGGTTGGTGGGTTAACACTTCCTGCACCGCCTGCTCCCCCGCCACCACCAGAATAATATTGACCAATACTTCCACCACCAGAGTTACCGTATCCAGTACCACCAGAAGTTGTATTGGCGGTTACTCCACCGCCACGACCAGTACTACCGTCTGAATATCCAGATGCTCCACCACCAGACCCACCAGAATTCCCGTATCCATTATTAGGGGTATATCCAAAATATGAACTACCACCATATCCACCACCAACTGCAGTAATTGCACCAAACACGGAATTACCTCCGTTGGTACCGCCAATTTGGAATTGATGGAATACACCTTGCCCAGTGGTTCCTCCTGCTGGACCACCAGTTCCTCCTGCGCCTACGGTAACAGTATAATTGGAATTTGCAGTTACACTATAACTTGAATGATAAACTACACCACCACCGCCGCCACCACCTCCCATATCCATACCACCACCACCGCCACCAGCAACAACAAGAACCTCTACGTTCCCAGAAAAGCCTGGTGTAAAGGTTCCAGATGTTTTGCATACGTGATATATGTACAAATCATCAAATTGTGTTGATGTGCCCAATGATGTTGGCATCGTTAATTATGGGCGAGGTGGGAGTACGCTTGGTGCTTCTACCCAATTATTAATCTTATCGTCCCATCCATAAGTTTTCCCATCAGTTGGTTGTGGGATTGGTGCAACCCAATGACAAGTAAATTCATCTAATATCCACGCAGGATGTGTTTTTGGTGGAACAAAGGCATCACGTTCTGCATCATAACTGTATCCAATACCTGCATAATTTTTACGTAATGGGGTACCACCTTCTGCGTGAACGCCTGCATGTGTATTATATGATGTTTGAATCCACGTTGATGGGTCACCTGCAACACCAGAATCAATAAAATCTTGTTCTGCGACGATGACTTGGGTGACGATTCCATTTTCTATTTTTGCATAATGTGCCATTATCTATTAAACCTCCCTCTAGTTGTTGCATATTCTCGTGAAATTACTGTAGCTGACAGTGCTTGTGTATACAATTTTAGTGTACCAATTCTTCCATCGAATGACGCTGCCCACGAACCACCAACTCTGTCCACAGGATTATTGTTTCCAGACGATGAATTTGCTACGTTACTATCTAATGCCCCATCCACATACATAGCCATTGTGGAATTACTATTATTAACCCACGTAAGCATGTGCCAATTACCATCGTTTACGGTTGTTCCTACTCCAAGTTTTTGTGACCATCCACCTTGATATGTCCAGTATACAATTTTTCCAGCATTAATTCCTAACATAGAATATACCGGACCACCACTAGCATTAGAAATAACTGAACCATAACCTAGACTGTTGACCGATGTGGTAGTTTTGACCCAAGAAGAAATTGTCCATGGAACATTACCATTTCCTAATGTGATATTAGAAATCGCACAGAAATCATTACTTCCGTCGAATGATATACCACCTTCACTAAATGTGGGACCGTTGGTTAATGTACCATTATTTCCACTTCTACTTAAGTCAAACCAAGTAGTTCCACTGCCAGGATAACTGTCTGTAGTTCCAGCATCTAAATTAAGTGTAATACTGTCTCGTATTGCGTTGGAAGTATAAAATACTGCCATTAGATGAACCTCTCGACTTCTACAATATTAAATTTAGGAATCATCTTCATTTGAGTTTCCCAATCATTGAAATATTCAACATTAATTTGTTCTGGAAATAGTATTATGTTTCTTTGTTCAAAAAGAATATTACCATCCATATCGGTGATTACTTTATCCCAAAAATTATCATGTCGGATAAATTGTAATTTCATTGGTTTTAATTGTATGTTCATTTGATATACACCGCCCCGTATTGATGATTGTCTCCGCCTGAACTATCCCAGTATGGTCTGTCCGAATATCCACCACCTGCGAAATAGTTACCAGACCAACATGCTCCATACCACCACGGATTATTATTATATAACGTAGAGCAATTTGCTCCGTATACGTCTTGGTCGTTATCGTATGTAGTTAGTGAGTATCCGCCAACAGCGTGAAAACTATACATTCCAGGTGCACCTGTACTCGTTTCATCACTTACTGCTGTTGCTCCACTGAAGGCGTATGTACTAGTAAAATTATCAAATCTCCACCGATATCGTTTCGTGTGTGAACCCGTGCTATTTAGTGCAGTTCCATTTGATGTAGACACGAATTGTACTACTGTAACTTTATTTGCCGTTGCTCTCCCTGCCAATCCAGACCACATACTGGTTCCGACCCAGACATTATAATCAGATAATGCACCAAAGGTTCTATTTGGAGATATAAACCCACTGTTGGTTCTATAGTTTGAGCCGAAGACTGCATTGTTATATGTGAGATTATTCATCCCACCAGTTCCACTACGATTGGCAAGGACCAGTACCCATCCACCGCCATCATAGTCTTGGTTCACGTATACGAATGCTTTTCGTCCACTCACAAATACGTTATACCATCCAGACGGACCCGTTATCTGTGATATACTTGTATAACCTTTACCGTAATATGTTCCCATAACCGTTATTCCTCGTTCTTATTCAAAATAATATTTTCAAGTCGTTCAATCTTCTTTTGTTGTTCTTTCATTGCTTCTATAAGTACTGGAACCAATTTAACATAATCTAGTGTCAAATAGTTTGCCCCAGTCTTGGAGAATTGGTTACCGTCATCATCATGCTCAACGTCAAATGCTGCCAACTTGACAAGTTCTGGTAGTACCTTTTGTACTTCTTGTGCACTCAAACCAATTTGTACACCAGTATCTTTATATCCATTTTGTACTGCTAATTCGTTTGCAGTATACTTAAATCCACTTAATGATAATATTGCATCCAATGCGTTTTCAATGCGACCCATACGATTCTTTAGTCGTTCATCGGAATAGTATGCGGTAATTTCACCAGTACAATATAATGTTCCCGTGACGATTACTTCATCAGAGGATGTGACTTCGAGGATTGGCATACCCGAACTGTCGTTAACTGCCATCAACGTACCAGTTGACGAATCAACAACAGAGAACAATTGTCCTGTACTTCCTGCTACGTCAAATCTTGTTGTTGATGTTGGGTCGGTGGTATCACTTTCTCCGTACCCTACACGGATAAGATTTGCGACAGTAAGGAATCCGTTTGTGGTAAGTGCCATCGCACCTTGACCAGTGGTATGTGTCGTATCACCCCACCAGAAACCTCTATCATTTTCATCATTAAATTGGAACGTCATGCCCCAATCGTTTAATCCACCAAAGGTAATACCAGATTGCATACCAATTGCATAGTCACTACTACTATATACTCTGTATTTATCTCTTGTAGATGTGTTATTGTGTATTACTGTGCCACCTACTGTGTAATTAGTTGTTGCTCTGACATCACCAGTAACGTCTAATTTATATCCAGGACTTGCAGTTCCGACACCTAAACTACCCCCGTTATCCATAACAACGTTACCGCCGGCTGTAAATCTAATTTGGTAAGAGTTATTGGAACCAATATATAATTCATCTCCTGATGCTGCTTGTACTTTACAAGCATCGGTACCTGCGTCTCCAATCAATAATGAACTATTAGCATCTCTAAGAGTTAAATTACCGATTACATCCAGCATCGACCCATTAAATGTAAGATTTGCACTACTCGTTAACGTAGTTGCTCCAGAGAATAAGGCAACTCGGTCTGCAGCACCACCACTGATAGTACCTGCGCCAGACGTACCTGAGGTGCCGCTTACTCCAGAAGTTCCATTTCCACCATTAGCACCAGATGTTCCAGATGTTCCACTAGTACCATTTCCACCATTAGCACCAGATGTTCCAGATGTTCCACTAGTACCATTTCCACCATTAGCACCGGAGGTACCTGAAGTGCCACTTACTCCAGAAGTTCCATTTGCTCCATTAGCACCCGATGTACCGGAGGTGCCATTTGCACCTGAAGTCCCCGAAGTTCCGTTTGCTCCAGAGGTACCAGAACTGCCAGATGAGCCACTCGAACCGGAACTTCCACTACTACCAGACGAACCAGCTGTACCTGACGTTCCAGATGCTCCAGAACTACCACTACTACCTGCGGTACCGGATGTTCCACTGGTACCCGCAGGAGTTAGTGCGAAATTTGCGGTTTCTGCATAACTAGCTGTACCAAAGAATCCTGCGGAAGCAGTCATTTGTGCTGAGGTGATACTTCCGGTGACAGCAAGATTTCCTGTCATGCCTACGGTGGTACCATTATCAGTAATTTGTGAATCGGTGACGTGTTCTAGTCCATTAGACTTTAATACACGATTTTGTGTAAGTAAGGTTTCATTACCAACATCATTAAAGGTTTGCGGACCCATTAATAATATGGATGATGTAGTACCTGCCCCCGCTACTTGTTGATGAATGAATATCCATTGGTCATTAATGGAATCAAATAATAACGAACCACTAACTTTTGGTGATGATCCTGAATCAATAACAGCTAATCCTCCAAAACGGAATTCAGGATTGAGTGCATTAACTGTGATTAAATTGGTACCGATATTTAATTGACTTTGGGTAAGATATCCAACCGATGATGACCCAAGCACAGTTAAGTTTTCACTAATGAATAGTGAACCAGTGATTACTTGACTACCTTGAAATGTATTTGAACCGGTAGTTGCGTATGAACCAGTCTTACTATTCAATGCAGTTAATACGTTGTTTTGTGAACTATTTTCACTAGCGATGGATGAACTAAATGTGGTATATCCAGTAGTTGCTGTAATATCAACTTGACCGCTACTAGAGACTGTACCGTTTGGTAAGAATGCGGTGACTTGTGTAGAAGAAGAAACTGTATTAGTTGGTAGATTGAGTGTTATGTTATTATCTGTTACTGTTGTCGTGATACCATTACTACCTACGATATTCAGTGCTTCTGTTTTTAAATTAAGTGTATCACTACCAGTGGAACCGCTAAATGTTAAAGTTGATGCAATTCCGGTTAATCCAGAACCATCCCCAATAAATGATCCAGTAAATGAACCAGTATTAATTTGTGCAGAACTACTTACCGTTCCTGCTGGAAGGAAACTAATAACTTGAGCAGATGAAGATACGGTATCTGTTGGTAAATATTCTTTGATTTGTGCACTACTACTTGCAATACCAGACGGAATATTACTTAATCCTGTGTATGAAACTTGACCACTACTTGATACGGTTCCACTTGGTAAAAATGCAGTTACTTGTGCTGATGATGAAACTGTATCGGTTGGTAAATATTCCTTAACTTGTGCACTACTACTTGCAATACCACTTGGAATACTCTGTAGTTGAGTGTAATCAACCTGTGCAGAACTAGTGACCCATCCAGGATATTGTGTGGAACTAGATACCGTTCCTAATGGTAAAAAGTTAATTACTTGAGCTGATGAGGATACGGTGTCAGTTGGAAGATATGCGGTAACTTGTGCACTACTACTTGCAATTCCACTTGGAAGTTGTGTAGAAGAAGAAACAACGCCAGCAGGTAATGAATCGGTAACTTGAGTTGAACTAGATATTAGTGTGGGAAGTCCTGCAATATTTGTAAAAGCAACGCTGGTTATTTCGCTGCCATCTCCTTTAAATGAAGACGCAGAAACTAATCCCGTACTAGTAATATTATTAAAACTACCTGAATTTGCTGAAAATATTGTCATACGTTAATTTTCCCCATACGCTGTGCAGGTCCAGTATGTGGTTCCTGTTATTGCTACACTACTAACACTATTAATTTCAAACCCACTTGTTGTTTTATTTTGAATTATCCATGCACGCGAATCTTCACCAGTTACAGCGATAGCATAATTGGTATTACCAAATGCAGTACTGAATATTACTGATGCGGTCAGTGGTGACCCACCAAACGAAGTATTTGTAACAGACCCTGCTTTTGTTTTTAGTACATTGCTTGCAAAACTTGCTGTAGTTGCATAACTAGAACTGATTGCATTATTTGCCCAACTACTGGTTCCAAATAATGATCCTGTAATTCCTTGTGTTACATTTAATGAACCAGTTATAGTTTGATTACCATTAAATATATTTGAACCAGTAGTTGCAAATGTGGTGGAATCTTTACCATCAAACAAATCTGCATTAGATGCGTACGATGATGATACTGCGACACTTGATGTACCTGTTACAATACCTGATATATTACCAACAAATGACCCACTGAATGAACCACTTAATACATTAATCGACCCAGAAGTAACTGCTACTAATGCTCTAACGGTAATATTAGAACCAGATGGTGGAATTTCTGTAAATGTTATTAAATTAGACGATACTGTATAATCTAATGTTGGAGTGTATATTACACCACCAACTGATATAATTAAATCATCTACCGAGTAAATAGATTCTGATACGGTATACGAAATAGTTGTACCATCTGCTTCAAACGTGTATCCATCTACTCGTAATGCAGCTTGACCAGTACTGGAAGGTAAATTTGTAATTTGACTACCATCACCCTTAAAAAACGATGCAGTCACCGCCTGGGTTACATTAAGTGACCCGGTGATGACTGCATTACCTGTGAAGGGGAATCCTGCTCCTGAATCTACGTATGAAGCGGTTAATGCATATGAGGAACTAACTGCTTGACTAGCTGTTCCTAAAAAATTTGATGCGGTGACCGCACCATCCATTACCCATATACTACCAGTAGGGACAATCAGTCCCTTTCTGGCTATAAATTCATTTGCCATAATTCCCCTTCTTCAATATCCAAAGGTAAGTTTCTATTGTATTACAACCTTTTATTTGTTATCTTATAATGCTCTTACTGCGGTTTTTACAATCCAGTTATCTGAAGATACTGTTGCCTTCAATCGTGCGGTTGCTGAGAGAATGTCTACTGACAATACTACATCTGCGGTACTTCCCAAATCGTTAGTAGATACATCAGTGAATTCAACATTACTTGTACCTGCTTCCCATACTGCGGTCACGGTACCTGCTCTATAGTTACTTCCCTTCTTTACAACATAATCAAAGTATGCTGCGTCATAACTTCCGGTTGTTACCGTGGCGATAACTTCGGTTCCACTATCTACATCTGTGTTACTACCAGATGTAAAGAGAACACCATGTACAATTGCCCCACCGTTGAATGTAACTTGGTCAGCAGTTGATGCACCGTATGGTGTGATATTTTGTAAACCGAATGAGTGCGTACCACCAAGATTAATGTTAGCACCGTTGAAGTTAATAGCGTTTGAAGCAACATTACCGCCGGTAACTGTAAAGTTTGTTACATTATATGATGCAACACCTTTTATAAGGTCGGTTGCATTACTACCACTGATTGTAATGGTTTGACCACTAACTGTTGCAGTTAGACCGTTTGTACCATCAACGGTAAGCGCTTGAGTCTTAAGTGAGACAGTACCCGTACCACCATCTGAACCAGTAAGTGCAAGTTCTGTAACGATACCTGTAAGTTGACTACCATCACCAGAGAATCCTACTGATGAAGTTACTGAACCCGTTATAACCAGTCCTGCTTCAACGTGAGTGAGTCGTGATGGGAAATCTACACGGATAGAACTTGATTCTACTCTATTATCAATATGATGGTCCGTAAATCCAACAGGAACACGATAATCAACTATTGATGGTTCATCGCCAAGTGTTCCAGTGTGCTTTGGACCAACAATGAGTACTGCTGACTCGTAATTTGCATCATCTGCTTCAACTATCCAACGATTACTTAAACTATCCCAAAGGAATGAGCCTGTTCCAAATGTTGAACCAGAGTCAACAACGGATAGACCAGCAAATCTTACTAGGTCATCGTCATTTACCGTGATTCTGCTTAAACCGATATTAAGTTGTGAAGATGTAACATATTGGATAGAGGTGGATACTGCGGTCAACAATCCAGTAACGGTCAAACTACCAGAGATGTTTACATCCTTAGTGATGCCAACACCACCTTGTACAATTAATGCACCATCTGCAAAATTTGTACTGTTGGTAGTATTACTGATTGTTTGAATACCAGTAAAGGTGTTTGAACCAGTAGTTGCAATGGTTGCAATACCAGTGGTGTTACGAACATCAATTTGGTTACTACTCGATACAACACCGTTGGTTGAAAGAAGAGAACCGGTGATGCCTTCGGTTACTGCAAATGAACCTGTTACATTTGCGCCGGTACTGTCTACTCTGAATCTTCTTGTCCATGTGCTGCCGTTGTATTCTGCAACGTTGAATCCACTGACACCGCCATTTTGTGTGTCAAATACGAATTCTGCACTGCCTCGTTGTGTTGTATTTGAATAGTTGTTACCAAACATTTGGTAATACGACCCAAGGATGTTTGTACCATCATAGAATCCAAAGAGAGTACTTGCTGTATTGTTTACTACACGAATTTCACCGTTTGAGCCAAGTAAAACACTTCCACTAATTGTTTGACCGGCGGTGAATACATTTGAACCAGTAGTTGCAATGGTTGCAATACCAGTGGTGTTACGAACATCGGTTTGTACAGAACTACTGAATATACCTTCTGTGTTTAACTTAGTCTTGACACCATCGTTAAATGTTGCCGACCCCGTATCAAGTGCGACAGTAACAGAACCGCCAAGTGATACTGAGCCACCTTGAGTTAAACCACTACCTGCGGTAACGGTTACGGAGCTATTGACTAATCCACTATTTGGGATATTAGTAATTTGTGCACCACTACCAGAGAATGACCCACTAATTGATGTTGAACTGATTGACCCCGTGTTAATTACACTACCAGAAATTATTACGTTATCAGTTAGTGCGTTACCTAAGTTCGTGTTACCTTGAACTGTTAAATCTTCAAGAACTGTAATACTGTCAAGATTAATTGTAGTTGCTTGAACTGTACCGATATATGCGGTACCACTTACATATAAGTCCTTCCAATACTTGGACCCAGAACCGAGGTCAAACGCATTGTTGACATCGGGAACGATAGAAGAACTAACTTCGGCTAGGAACTTGACTACATCAAGGTCTGCGTTACCAACCGTTAGATTACCACCGATTGTAATATCACCATTGATACTTGCACTTCCAAGTAACTGGAGATTTGATGCCGTGACATTGTAGCCAGTTGCGTTAATATCACCTTGAACACCTAAAGAGCCTGTTACCTTCGCACCATTCGCAAGGACTATCAGACCTTTACGTGCAATAAATTCATTCGCCATACGGTTCTCCCAACGGGGTTTTATTGTATATAAATATTAAATACTTTTTTAAGAATTCAAATTTGGAAACAATTTGAATAAACTTTGTACAGTCCAAGCACCTGTACCCGTGCCTTCACTATTAACGCGTAACCGTAATTCATTTGAACTACTTAGGAATCTAAACGATATATCACTAGTATCCCCGATATCTGTAGTAGATATGTCTGTAAATACGATACTGGCCGTATTTAACCACGATGCCATAATAATACCCATCCGACATGCACCTGGACGTTGTGCAAGGTATTCTACAGTCATACCTGAATATTGCGTCGTTGAAATATACGGCTGTACATATTCTGTAACCCCGAATATTCCTTGGTTAATAGACCCAGTAAATACAATAGAAACTGTTCCTGCATTTAACTTGTATTCATTAGATTTTACAAATTCTGTAACGGTTGTGGAACCTGTGACTTCTATACTTTGTTTTGCTACTAACGGAGTGTTTACCGTTACTCGTCCATCAGTATAACTTCCCGACCCTTGAAATTCTAATGGAATATAAGCAGTAAAATCTGTGCTTCCACTTGTAACAAATATTGCAGGATTATCGTGTGTTGCAAATCCTGGACGGCTGGCTATTTGTGACGGAAATCCAACTAATCCAATTTGCTTTCCATCATATGATGTAAACACACCATCTTTGTTTAATCCCGATGTGTGGGTGGATCCTGAACTAATTGCTACTCCAGTTGTATCTATTCTAACGTTTCCTGCGGTCTGACCAAGACCTCCACTAATTCTTAATTGGTGTGTTGCGGGATTAAATGTTAATTTTACATCTCCATCTGTAGCTAACTTAGATCCACTTACAACTGGAATTTCAAAATAAGAACTTTGTGTTACCGTTGCAAAATTTATAGTTTCTGCGGTTTGTGCATAACTCGCTGATGTTGCGAATTGAGCACTTACACTTGCACCACTTACATACGAGGCAGATGCAGCTATTCCAGCCATATCCGCATAACTAGTAAATGACCCAGTTACTTGGGTAGTAATTCTACCGGGAACGATGTTTATATTATATTGGTCACCTTCTCTAACAACAACCCGAAGATTTGGAATATCGGTATTGACGATAAAATTGCTCATCTATTATCTCGTAGCAGCTGGGCGAACGACAAAGTATCCTTCAAGAACACGACGAGTGATGGAACCACTGGTCATCTTGACATCATACACATACTTACGCTGTGTTAATGCACTTGTATCCGAAGGGCTCAATTCTATATAGAAACTTCCCGAAGTCTGTGGATTTACTTTTGTAATCGTGAATGTAGCAGCAATTTCATCCGTGCTAAAATTTTCACGAACTTGGCCAGTAAATGTATAATTTGTTATATCTAAGTAAGAATCTGTATCTATATTTTCTAGGCTGGTCAATATTTTGAAAGTTTCCCCTTGACCAATGTTGAATTCAGTAATTTCTGCCATAGTCTTCCTCGAAAAAATACACCTTTATATAAGTATCACTAAGTATTGGTATATAACAAAAAACCCCACTTTTTAGGTGGGGTTTTTGCTTTTACTACAATATTAGTAGTTGAGGATGCAGTAGTCTGGTTGGATGGTCAATGAGATGGACATAGGGTCATCCTTTTCCCAACTCATTTCACCGAATTCAACTTTGGTGATTTGTGCGCCCTTAAGAATCCATTCTTCAACCTTATCACCTACTGGACCAAGAACATTAATGATGATGTCCTTCTTGTAGAATTCTGCATATCCGTCACGACCGGTAACTGATTCGTGGTGAAGACGAACCCATTCCATTACTGCTTGTGCACCTGATGGTACGATTGGGTCATATAATTCTAATACCATTTCATCCCATACAGTCTTACCCTTGATGTAGCGTTGTAGATTGATGTGGTCTAAACGCTTTTTTTCTTGGGTAATCTTTGGACGGTCTGCCTTCTTGATAAGATAGGAAGGAATTCCGTCGATAGACATAATATAGCGATTCGCAGTCTTTGGTTCGAATGCGGTGAAAAATAGTTCTTGTTCATTGACCAAATTTGCCATATGGCTCTCCAGATATAGATTGGTACTTTAAATAAATAGTGGTTATTAAAAAAACTGATTAGATGGTATCGAAGGTTGCACCAGTTGGGAGAATATTGAAATCCAACTTGATGAATTCTGCGGTACGGGTTGGTTGGAGATAGATTGCACCAACCAAAATGTTGCGGTCAATAATATCTGGTGTATTATTGGTTTCATCCATAACCACACGGAATGCGGTCAAACCAGAACGTTGTTGAATACCTGCGAGATATGGATTGACAATGTTCAAGAAACGTGTACGTGTTGCTTCGGTGTTTTGTTCGAAGACCAAGTAACGTGCTGAACTTGCGATGTACTTCTTAACAGTGATAAGAAGACGACGAACGTTTACGCGGTCAAGTGCTGATGCTCTACGTTGTAATGTCTTTTGTCCCCAAACACAGATGCCTTGTCCTGGGAATTGTGCGATTGGATTGACCTTTGATTCGTACAATTCGTCACGTTGTGCTTGAGTTAGACGAGTCTTAACACCGACTGCGCCTGGAATACCACCACGGTTCAATCCTGCTGGTGCGAACCATTCTGCTCCAACGTTATCACTGTATGCGTATACTTCTGGAAGAACTACTGATGGTGGTGCCCAGAGAAACTTACCAGTAATATCGTCAAGAACACGAACCCAAGGATAGTAACCAGCTGCGTAGTTAGTATCAAGAAGTTCTGCGTATGATGTTACTGAATCAATTGTTGCGTCAAGAACGTCAAGGTCTGCGATATAGAAGCAGTCACCACGTTGTTCACAGATGTCAATTGCTGATTGTGCAATATAACTGTGTTGTGAGTAGATAACACCAGGTACGACTAAGAGATTGAAATCTACTGCATCTGCATTACTTAATTGATTCAATGCTCTCTTATATTCTACTGAACCAGATGCTGCTGCACCGTTAAGATTGAATCCTTGGGTGTTTGTTGCGGTGATTGCGCCACCAAGTGCGATTTGACGGTTTGGCTTGAATCCATCGAATCCACTTTGGAATGGAACTGAAAAACGACGATATGTTACGTGGTCGCGGTTGGTAAGAGAAATTGCACTTCCATTTACTTCTGTTGCTGGAAGGTTTTCAATATTGAATTCTCCACCAACAGTGTTTGAACCTACTGTTGGTCCAAGATATGATTCTGCGGTAAAGACACTACCAGATACGTATGTACCATCAAAGTTGAATCCGTAGTAGTTAGTGTTTGGACCAGTTGCATCTGCATTGTATCCAGCAACACTTGCACTTACCCAACGACTGTTCACATATGCTGTGAATGGAACTTCACCAGAAGTTGAAGAGAATACTGAGTTCAATGCTGCGAATCCATATGGAACTGCATTTTGTGGAATGACATCTTCACTTATTTCAATACGAATATACTTTGAAAGGTTTGGATAATCACCTTCGTAAGTAGTTAATCCAGTACTTGAGTTATATGTTGGAACACTGTTACCAATTACTCTTGCGATATAATTTGGACTAGTTGGGTCAAAGTTTAAGTTGTTGAATTGTTCAACTACAACTGGTGATGTATCAGTGTCGGTAAATTCACGAACATTAAGTGTGAATGAGCCGTATTGACTGTCTGGATTGGTACTTGGTGAAATACCAGTGATAGAAATCTTAATTTGCTTGTTTGCACCAGTACCGTCACTTAATGTATGTACCTTGAACAAATTACGCTTACTACCACCGATGGTTTGTGAACGAATCCAAGGAGTGGTTGCATTATCGTATTGAGTTGCTAAGTTTAATGTGTTGATACTTGAGGAGAAGTGGATTAATTCTCCAGCAAATGAACCAACTTGATTGAGTGCATCTGGGAACACTGCATAAACATATGCAGGAATAGTTGAACTCTTACCTTGTGCGTCAGTACCAAATACTTCATTGATGAATGAAGAATTAGTTTCTGTTGGACTTACAACACTTGCTGAATAGTGAATGTTAGCGGAACTACTGACCACTACACTGAAACTTGATGTAGTACCACCTACCACTACACTACTAAGTGAACTTCCCGATACAGTTGGATGAAGAACTGCGAATACCTTATTTCCAGTTGAACCAGAAGCGAAGATAGTTGCGACACTTGTTGTGTATCCAGCTAAACCAAGAACACGAACAATCGTTGCACTACCAGCTTCTTGAAGGTAGTTCTTAACGGTGTATCCCATATAAGAAGTACCATCTGGTTCACCAAATGAGGTGACGAATCCATCTAGTCCTTGAACTGGGGTAGCTACGAATGCTGGTCCTTTAGTAGTTGGACCAACAAACGCCGCGCCTATTTCAGCAACGCCTTGAGCGAGGAATGTTTGGTCGCGTTCTTGTGTAAAGACACCAGGCGACACGATTCTTTCTGCCATACGGTATTCTCCAAACTAAATTT